AGGCTCAGGCTCGTTGAGCTCGTGTGGGATGACCCAATCTTTTGCAAGAAGGTCTTCTTCCGACATGAAGATTCCGTCGGGCCATCCGCGACGAGCGACCTTCATGCCGCTCTTGATCTGAACTAGCGCCTCGTTGAATGTCATGTTTTCTTTCGTGTCTTCTTCCATGTGTTGTTTCCTTGTTTTGTGTTGTGCCGGACTACTGGCGGTTGAATCGGTTGACGGGCGTGTCTTTCATGGCTGCTTCGCGGCTTCGGTCGGGGTCATTTCACCGCCTCCTTTCTTTTCCGCGTCACCGGCTCCAGGTAGCTGTGCGACCACCATGCCTCGCGATCCTTGTCTTTGTCGAACAAAAGATCGTATTCGTAGAATTCTCTGATTGAATTGTTGTAGCCGTTCAGAGCATCGCTTTCCGATCCGGTCAGAGACGCCCCGTGGCCTCCGTCTCCATGCGAATAATCCCAAGCGGAACGCAATACGCGGGCCGTCTGACCCTTGCGACGATTCTCGAAGAAACCACCTTCATTCGGCCCCCGGAAACCACAGATGCAACGAACCCTGCGCCCTGGCTTGAACGGAGGGTCGTCGCACATCATTCGATACCACCTTTCAATGTTCTCTTCATAAGCCTTGATTTTGGCAGCCGAAAAATGTTCTGGCGGCAGAGTCGGTCTTGCATTGAACATGAACAGGAATTTCTTCTTCGTCATTTCGCTTCCTCCTTCTCGATATCGACGCCGGCCTCCTTGAGCCGCTTGAGGAACGAGTCCCACAGTCCGCAGTAGACGAGGACGTCGCAGTTCCAGATCGGAACGCTGATGACCCGCCAGGACTCGGAGATCTTCTTGGGTGGTTTCTTCTTCATTTGAGATCTGGCTTCATGACTGCTTTGTGTGCCGGCAAAAAGCACGGCTCGTTGTTTTGCAGAGGATCGACCTCCGCGTTCTTAAGCAGGCAGCGAAAGCCGTATGGCTTCTCCGCCTGAAACCTTCCGTCTCCAAGCGGATTGACAGTTGTAGTTCCCATGATGATCGCGAACCTCTGGCAGGCCTGGCAGAGTTTTCGGTCTAGCGCGAGCGCGAAAGACGGGCAGAGGAACTGAAGAATCTGTGCGTTTAACTGCGACTCCGCTCGTTCTGACGCCATCTCGATTTCTCTTTCGAGCTTCCGTTCGCGGATATATTCCATTGTCGCTTCGCGCGCTGCATTGAATTCAGCACGCATTCTCTCAACTTCGTTCATTGCGCCGGTTCTCCGTTCAGTTCCTGTTCGATATTCTTGAGTAGACCATCGGTGTCTGCGAGGTCGAACCGCATGGTGTCCTCGTCATGCTCGCCGTTGTCGTTTAGGCGGGTGCGCGGATACATCTCCCAATACGGTGCCCCGTCATGGAAACCGAGGTTCTCGTAAAAGTCGCAGTAGACCGAAACGTATCGGCCGTTATGCCTCACGACGAAGCGCATCATAGCGCCGCCGAACGGCGGCGTGATTATCACCTCCCACTCAGGCTTGAAGTGGAGAGCGGGGATGTCGGATTCGTTGACAGCGCGAAAAACACGGTCTACGTCAAAGTGGTCCTCGACACAGAACTTGAGTTCGCGCCATGCGTTCTTGCGCTTGAGCGCTTCGTATTCCTTGCTTGTCATCATTTCTTCTTTCCTTCTTCGTAGACGAACTCGACGTCGCCGGATTCATCGTGGATGATGGTTCTGTCCGGGTCGTTGAAGCCGTCGCGGACTGAGCGGAAGATCATGCTACCGGCCTCCGTTTCGACAACGGTGTCGCGCACGTTGCGCTGCCGGCGCAGACGGCAATGGAGCGCGTTATTGCGCTCCTTGATCTCGATGAGGACCTTCATGTTTTGTCGCCGCCCTCCCTCTTGCTTCTCGCCTCTTCTGCGAGCTTGCTGATGTAGTCATCGGCGATGGGCCAGAGCAGGACGCAGCCCCATAGCTCCGCGTCCGACATCGGCTTGTCGGCGGACTCGACAAGTGCGACGACGAGAAGGCCGACGAGGACGTAGGCCGGGACGGCGAGGCAGGCGATGAGGGTGTTCATTTATTTCCATCCATTTCCTTCTCGACGTGTTCCATCGCCCGGATGCAGACTGCGGCGCATTGGGCGAGTTCTTGCCGGGCGTGGGCAAGGTCGCCGTTGGCGTAGGCGGCGATTGCCTCTGCCACCTCGCACGCGAGAACACGGCGGAATGTGCTTCTGTTCTTGTTGACCGCAATTGCAAGACGTTCGCGTTCGGATTCCAAGTCTTCTTCGATGCTTTCTACGGACAGGGCGTATCCGCGATAGCCAGTGAATCTGTCCACAAACTTCGGGTGCTTCTTCTTCGCCGCTTCGAGTTCGGCCGCGACGAGTTCAAGGTTAGTCATTTCAGTTTTTCTCCTGTGTTTACGTCAAAACCGCCCGCCTTCCTATTGCAGGCGACCGTAAAATATGGAACGTTATCGAAGAGCGCAAAAAGCTCGTTGCGGGAAAGCAGTCCATAACGCGGACAGACACCAACCCACGTGCCAATGCGGACCCTGAATCTACGGGCCTCCATCTTTCCGTCTCTCCGCCTGACGTCCATTTCCTCGACTGTTATGTCATCGATGTTCGTCCTGACGGATAGCCGCGCAAGGCGTTCAAAGATCTCGTTATAGTCACGCGCCCATTCCGAGTCTGGCGTCCCGCGAACATAGCGGTAGGACTTGAAGACGGGAAGGTTCCCGGTGAAGACTAGCTTCCTCATCGCAGCACCTCCTCCGCGACACCGATGAACTTTGCAAGATACGGGACGGTCGCGGCCTTCTCCGCTCCTTTCGGCCCTCCGTTGTGGATGCGCGCGAGGACGGCAGCTGTCGCACGATGCCCGGTGCGCCGCTCGTATGCCTGCCCGTAGCGCAGGAGGTAGGCGCGCACGACCTGCTCGGCCTTTTCCGGATCGTGCATGTCCTCTAGCGTGTAGCTCGTGCCGAGAACCTCGTTCGCGTCGGCCAGGTAGCCGGCGCGGATCTGGTAGCGCCCGTGGGCGTCCTCGGCTTCGTTTACGGCGGCATCGTTTTTGCCGCTTTCCACGGTGGCAAGCACGTCGAGGAATTCGGTTGAGACATTGGCTGCGATTGTGTAGATGCTCATGGTTAGCAGTAGGGTTGTCATGGTTTTCATTTCTTGGTGCGTTTCTTGAATTTCTCAAGCTCCTCGTCCGTTTGGAGGATGAAGTTGTCGTATCCGTCATCGCAGCTTGTGAGCCATTCGACGCGAATTGCGTAGATGGCTGCGATGCGCATCGCCTTCTCCGCCGCACGGAGCCGCTTGAGTGTTTCCCTACGCAGGCCGGTGGGCGAAGCTAAGAATTTCTTGTCGGGATAGTTCTTGACGTAGTAGTTGCACGGATGGAACTCGTCTGCGATTTTCTTCGCGTCCATCTTCTCGATGCGCGCGATTTCTTGCGCGACGTATTCTGCGGCCTGCTCGATCTTGAAGCCGACGTAATCCATTGAGCCTCCGCTCATTTCATGGCCTCCTTTGCCTTGTAGTATTCGGTCTGGATTTTTGCGACCGCATTGAGTGCGGACGCAATCGACTCGTCGCTCACGGGGCATCCATCACCGTCGCACACGCCATGCGACGATGATGTCATAAACGGGAGCGTGCATGGCGTCTGCATGTCGTCGCGTTCAAGCGGGACGTAAACGGCGTCCATGATTGCGTCTTTCAGTTCCTGGTTCATTTTCTGTCCTCCCCTAGCGCGGCGCTGGCCTCGCGTTGCATCCCTGCGACATCGGCGCGCAGATAGTCTGTCATGTCGGCGTGCTTGTAGATTTGCTCTAGCGTCTCAACCGTTCGCCGTACGATGTCGCGGAGGCGGTCGCGCCCCTCCTGCGTGCGCTCGTTCACCGCATCCACGATCTCGCGCGCCGTCCGCTCGTCCAGCCCCTCCGCGACGAAGAAGCCGTTGCGGTCGAGGATGGACCAGAACTCGCGGCGCAGACGTCCGCGCTTGCCGTTGTCGCGCCCTTCGGCTCGCCACGGCGTCGGATGTTGCGCGCTCATGCCCGGCCCCCTTCCCCTATTGCGGCGCGGGCGCATTCTTTGATTTTTAGCAGATCATGGACGAGTCCCTCGATCTCGACCCGAGTGCCGCGTTCCTGCCTCGGACAGTTCAGCGCAACAGAAACCCTATTGCAAATCTCCTCAAGGGCGGCGCGCAGCCGGTCGCGCTCGGCCTCTGCACGCCGGATCGGATCGTAGAGCTTGATCGACAGTCTCTTCGTCTCCTCGATTCCGTTCACGGCGTCTACGATGAGCGCGGCGTTCGCCTCTACGATTGCGTCCCACGTCTCTCGATTTCTCTTCGACATTCTGGCTTTCGGGCATGACGGGAGATTTGCCACGACCCCCCATCCCGTCTTTTCGTTTTGGAGCCAGAGACCGTCGGGGTCGTTGGCCTCGATGGAGTGTCCGTTCACGCGCCACGGGCGCGGGCTAGGTTCGGTGCTCATGAGTATTCCCTTGCGATGTTTTGAATGTGCTCGATGCAATCGCGCCAGTTCTGTTCGTCAGCCCCATTGCAGATGTCGTAGATTTTTTCCATAGCCTCCTTGACTTCCTCAAGCTCGTCCTCTTTGTTTTCGAGCCGGTCCGTGATGAGGTCAATGTATGCGAGGATGGCATCCCGCGCTTTGTCGATGTCTTTGTCTAGCATTTCGTTTCCTCCTTCTGTTCTTCGCCCGGATCGTCCCACGCGGGGGTCTGGGGCGTGATGGGCTGGTAGCCGCAGGAGCTGCATGGTTGGCACTTCGGCTCGAAGAACAACGGGCCGACTGGTTCTCCGGTCGGGTGTCTGCACACATCGCCGAAGTAGCGGTCGAGCCAGCGGCAGTCGGTCGGGTCTGGGTTCATTTCACGCCCTCCTTGTCTCCCGCGCTGCGGTTCCGCGCGGTCCCGATGTAGTTCCTGATGTCGTCGAGGCACCTGGCGCAGACGTTCTTCACGGTCGTTGCTCCCCAATGGAACGGGTGAAGTTCAATGGGGCGCAGGGCGTTCTTGTTGCGGACCTCGATGCCGCAATGGTCGCAGTAGTGTTTCGTGACGGTCATTTCGTTTCTCCTTTCTCCGCGCGGCTGTTCCACGCGGCGATTGCCCTGCGAATCAGCCCACGGCGGTGCAGCTGTTTGCGCTCGGCGAGCAGAAGGTCGCGAATCTGCTCAAGCAGTTCCTCGATGTTCGTGAGACGAAATACCGTGATGTCATCGTTCGAGTGCCATCGGCCGTCGTTGATGTATTTAGGCATGGTCGCCTCCCTCCTTCGGGGGAAGAAGACCAATCGAACGGAAGAAATTCACCGCCGGACCTTCGTCGTAGTCATAGCACGGTTCGTCGTCGCGAAACCGGTAGAGAGCGGCACTGGCCACCTCGCAGATTTCGGAGTGTGATGCCCCCTCTCGGGCATACTCTAGGATTTCCTTTAGCGCCATACGCAAGCCTTCCTCGTTGGAAATTTCAGCCATTCTCGGCCCCCTTTCCTTCCGCCGGGGCGAGTAGCCACCGCGTAGCGCATTCGGCGCAGTCCAGTTGTTCCTTGCAGTAATCGTGGTCCGCGCACGGGTTGGCGCGCAACGCGGCAATCGCACCTTCCGCCGTCGCGCATTCCGGGCGGTCGCAGTTCCTCGCGGGCGCGGCGAGGGCGGCGTCTGCGATCCTCGCCAGCTCGCGCTTCGGCGCGCAGCAATCGTCGTTGCACCCCGGATCGATCTCGCTCCAAAGAGCGAGACTGATCTGCCGAAGCGCCTCGCGCATCGCGGCGGCGGAGCCGGGGGCGGACTTGCACGCACGGCACTTCGCGGAGAATTCGTAGCGCATCTTGCACGCGATGCGGTTGCGGGCTTCTTTCGCGGCATTCGTCTCCGCGTGCCAATCCGCGTGTTCCCGCTTGTATGCCGCCTCGATGCGGTCGGCAAAGGCATCCAGTTCCTCGCCGATGCTTTCCCATCCGTCTTGTCGAAAGTTGTCGGCGACGTGGCGCATTTCACAGATGATCGCGTCGATGGTTTCGGGGGTGTCACTCATTCCGCTCCTCCTTCCGCCGGGGCGAAGAGCCACTCGGCCAGAGTCAAGTGCGACGGCGAGACCATGCTAGCGTCTCCGTGCGGACACACCCGACAACCCTTGTATCGGCTTTGCGGATATTTACTCCATTCTTCCATCGCCCCCACCGCCGTCTTGAATCGGTCGCAATTCCGTGCGGGCGCGGCGAGGGCGGCATCATTGTCGCGAATGTCCGCGTTGACGAACTTCTGCATTTCCAGCGGAAGCTCTCGCACGACACCATGCAAGCGACGAGTTGACCGCTCTAGTGCCTCGCGCATGGCGGCGGCGTTGCCGGTGGCGCGATCCAGTTCCGCGATTCGGCGCTCGGCCTTGTCCAGCGCTTCCTGCAACCGCTCTGCGACGTTTCCGTCGGGGTGTTGCCCGAGTTTTGGCGCGTTGCATCCGCCCGGCTCGCCGTAGTAGACGCACCGTTCCGGCGGCGTTCCTTCCGCGCACGCGGCGCAGATTTTCGTCCATTCGTTTGGCATTGCTATTCTCCCTTGGTTTCGTGAAGGGCCGTGGCCGCGATGTCGTGAATTTCGAGGATTCCGCCGTCGAGCGCAGCCTTGTAGTTGCGCGCCTTCTCCTTGTTCGTCCAGTCGAGGATCTCGACGAGCGCCGCACGAAACGTGCAGTCGTTGCAATGGATGTCGTGGATCTCCTCGGCGTTTCGCCAGATGCCGTCTTTCGCCTCTTTTACTCGCCGCTCCACGGCGGCCTCGATGCGGTCCGCCCAGTCGCGCGCGAGTCTGCGCGCTCCGATGATCCCGTCTGCATCGAGGTGCGGGTCATCGAATTCATTGCCGCGCATCTCCGCTAGGATCGCGGCGAGGGTTTCGGGGGGCGTGTTGCTGCTCATGCCGCAGCCTCCTTGTGCTTCTTGGCGCGCGTGCGCTCGACGAGTTCGCGCAGGTCGTCCGACGGCTCGGTGAGGGTGTAGACGCCGCTCTTCTGCGCGGCGGCGCCGGATTTGACGAGGGCGGAGAGGACGCGCGGGTAGGTGGCGACGGAGATCCGGCGGCCGTTGGTTTCGCGGGCGATCCGCTCCGGGCAGTCGCGGATCATGTCGGAGAGCGTGAATGGCTTGGTGCCGTAGGTCTCCCAGAGGATGTCGTAGACGCGAACGGTGTTGGACCAGACTCGCGGCGGGGGCGATGTGTCGGGGGCGGTCCAGTCGTCTGGCATGCCGGGGAGGGTCGGCTGCTTGTTCGGTTCTGTCGGAGCGTCGGCGCCCGGCAGGGCGACGTGCAGGGCGGCCGCGACGAGCTCGACGAAGCGGTCCATCTTGGCGTTGAGCTCGCCAAGCCGGCGGTAGGTCCCGCGGATGAAGTCGGAGTCCGATCCGGGCGGGTCGTCTGCGCGGCGCGTGGCCGCGTCTTTGGTTGGTGTTGTTTTAGTCATGTGCGTGTGACTGCTTGGTTTGGTTTTCGGAAGAGGAACCGGGGGAAGAAAACAACATCAGCCATCGAGTGTCCTCGTCGGTTTGGTTGGCCCCCGGCTTGATGCACCGTGCGTCAAGGGGAAGGGGTGCGAAGGAAACGAGCAACTACATGGGGAGGGTATTCAACCTTGATCCGCTTGTCCGGTTTAATGATTTCGACCTTATTGCTTGCGAGGTAGAGGGCGTCTCGCAGGTCGCGGAAAAACGCGAGCGCGGCGTTGCGCTCAATGGTTGTGTCAATGGACAGCCCTTCGCTCTTGGCAACCATCGTCAGAGCAAGATTTCCTTTGTCGGACGTTTGGCGAAAATCGATGGTGATTCGGTGTGGCATGGCTAGTGTCTCCAGATGACGATGGATTCTGGCGTGTCCATCAGTCGTGCTCCCGTTCGTAGACCTTGTGCTTGGGATTCCACTTCCACCACTCGAAGCGGATGTGGGGGTAGGCGGCGCGGCATTCGCGGAAGGCGGTGTAGGCGCGCCCTTCGCTTCCGAGCCGGTAGCCGCCCTTGACTTCGTAGCAGACGATGGCGAAGCCCTCCTCCGTGTCGAACACGGTGTAGTCGGGCGTGTAGCGCGAGCCGCCGGGGAGCTTGAAAGTCACCCCTTCGTAGACGATCTGCTGGCCGTGGCAGTAGAGCGGGAGGATGTGGGTGCGGAGGAAGCGCTGCTCGTTCTTGTTGGGGCCGCGCCTGCTGGGGAGCGGGATCGCTTTCTGTGGAACTGGGCCCCGCCGCCCCTCCATCCCGCTATCCGAGCTTCCCGGCACGGCGGGAGACGCCGCGTGTGGAACGGCGGTCGCGGCGAGCTTGCGCCGGATCTGCTCCTGGATCGCCGGGGGGAAGTCGGAGATGGAGGGGTGGCGGGACATGGTTAGAGAACCTCCTCGATGGACGCGGCCGGTGCGGCGGACTCCTCCTGCGCGGCCTTGCGCTTGCGCGCTGCGGCGGCGATGGAGGTGTCCTCGGGCTTCCCGCCCTGCTGCTTCTCTGGGGTGACGTTCTTCTCGGCCTTGGCCTCGACGATGTTGGCGTCGAACCAGTCCTCCGCCTTGCCCATTCCGTCGCGGATGGAGGCGAAGACCTTGCGCAGGAAGATGACCTGCGCGGGCTGGATGGAGTCGAGCCGGCGCTGGATACGCGCCTCGATCTGGCTCTTGGTGACGCCCAGCTCGGCGAAGGCGGTGACGAGCTTCTTGACGGTGGCTTCGGACACGTCGGCGGTGGCCTTGAGGGTGGCGTCGCACTGCTCGACGGCGCTCTCGATCACGTCGCCGGGGATGCACTCCAGGATGCACGCGCGGACGCGGCGCATGGCCTCGTTCGCAACCTTCTCGTAGATGTCGCGCGGGTCGGTGAGGAGCTTGTCGCCGTTCTTCGTGTGGCGGACGTGCGAGACCACGAACGAGCGCTCGACGGGGATGTTGCTCTCCATGTCGTAGGCGTAGCAGAGCACCTCGCTGTGCAGCTTGTCTGAGGCGGTGACCTTGAAGCCGTACTTGAGATTGCCCCACGCTCGGGCGGCGGCTTCGGCGAGGCGGATGGACGGGCCTTGGATGTCCTGCCCGCCGCGCGCGTAGACGTAGACGGCCTGCTCGGCGAGCTTGGGGCGCATGCAGGCGTTCAGAAGCTTGTCGGCGGCTTTCGCCTCGTTGCGCGGCCAGTTCTTGGCCGCCATGATGGAGGCGAAGGCTTCGGCCTGCGCCTTGGCTTGCGCGACCTGGACTTCGGACGAGGACGCGCCGGCTGCGATGACGGCGAGGGCGTCGGGCTGGGCGGTGTTGGCGGTTGCGACGGCCGCGAAGGGCGAGTCGACCTTTTGGATTTCGTTGCTCATGGCTTGGTTGTTTGGGTTTGGGTTTGGTTGGTGGATGTTCCGTGCCGCAGGCGCGGCACGGTGCAAGACCTAGGCGAGGCGGAAGACGCGGGCTCCGGGCTTGACGGCGGTGTGGGCGTCGAGGATCGCGCCGATCTTTTCGGCGGGCGGGTTGAGGTCGAGGACGAGGGCGTTGAACGCGGCCTCGTAGTCCGTCTTTTCGGAGTCCTTGTTGGACTTCCACGTGGCGAGCTTGCGCTTGTCGGGCGTCTCAAGGGTCTCGGCGTCGCCCATCGCGCCCTCGATCGCGGCCTTGATGGAGGATTCCTGCTCCTTGAGACGCTTGCTTTCCTCCAGGACGGCGGCGAGCTTTTCGCAGGCTTCCTCGATCTCTTCGCTTGCGACGGCCTTCTTGCCTGGGTTGGAGCGCACCCAAAGGCGCTTGCAGTCGTTCTCGTCCACGGGCGGAGGCGGCTCGCGCGTGAGGACGTAGCGCTTCCAGAAGTCGTTGGCGAGTTCCTTGAGCGCCTGGATGTCGTCCTCGTTGCGCAGGACCTCGTAGACGCGGAACGATCCGCGCACGGTGAAGATCACCGGAACGTCGAACGCGACCACGGTCGGCATGAGGCCCATGTAATGCTGGCATTGGGCCTTGTAATACTTCGGGACCACCTCCCATTCCTGCATGTCGGAGGATGTCTTGCACTCAAGCGCCCGGTCGGTGCGGATCTGCGTGAGACCCTTGCCGGTGCGCGGGCGCGAGCCGTCGAGGCAGTAGCAGAGGCGGTCCACGGAGCCGATGCGGAAATCCTCCGGGTCGTCGGTGGCGAGCTGGAGGTTGCACACCTGGACCTTGCGGCCCGTGTCCTCGGTGTATTTACGCGCGGCTTCCGGTTCGAGCGCGTGGCCGATCATGGCGCGGATGGGGTTGATGGCGTCGCCCTGCGACTGGCCGGTCTTATCCAGCCAGACGGTGAGCGGAGTGCGCCAGGGCGAGAGGCCGGCGATTGCGGCGATGTCGGAACCGCCGATTCCGGAACGGCGGGCGGCAAGCCATTCTTGCGTGTTTTGTTTTACGGTTTTCATTTTTCGTGTCGTGTTGTCTGGAGTTGGTAGATGTAGCGGAATCCGGGAGCGCGCGAAATCTTCTGGCGCGAGCGGATGCAGTATCCGGCGGTGACGGCGTCGCGCAGGAAGCGCTTGAGGGATTTGTCGTTGTCGATTCCAGGGATTCGAATGCCGGATGCCGGGATCGGACGTCCGGCCGCGCGGAGGACGGCCACGAGGTAGAGGAAGCGCTGTGCGCGCGCGGCTTCCGGTTTCGGTTCTTCGGGCAGGAGCGAGCGAGTCGGGTCTTGGACGAGCGCGCGGATCCGGTCGAGCTTGCGAAGGTAGAGCTTGGCCGTGAACGCCCAGCATTCCGGGCAGCGCGAGCGGGGGATATTGCAAGTCGGACACTCGGATGCCATCGACCGGAACAATCCTTCCGCGTCGCGGATGAACTCGTCGCGCAGGGCGTCGATCTCACTCTGACTCATGGCCGGCCCGTCGTTCATGCGGGAAGGACTCCGAAAAGCCAGAGAACGCCGGAGACGACGCCGAGGAGGATGATGCCCCAGCAGAGTCCTTCTCCGATGTTGCGAAGGAAGAAGAGGATTCGGGCGCGGCGGGCGCACCGGACGGCGCGCTCCGGTTCGCTCTTCCACGGGTCGAACCCGATTACGGGGTATTGGGGCGGCATTGCTAGAACGGGAGGTCTGCGGCGAGGTCCGCGGCGGCGGCGGACGGGGCCAGGTGGTCGGGAGCGGGACGGGCGGCGGAGGAGGGCGCGGACGTGGACGATGGACGGGCGGCGGGAGCGGACGCTCCGGCGCCGTCGATCCGGTGGATTTCGTGGCCGATCACGTCGACGAAGTAGCGCCCGTTCCATTCGCGGCCGCGCAGCTCTCCGTGGACGTCCACGAGGTCGCCCTCGCGCACGAGGTCGCACTTGCCGGCTTCCTTGCGCTGGAACTGGACGGCGAGGTGCAGAGGGTATTTCTCGGCGCGGTCGGTGAGGATCATTTCGCGCTTCTGGAACTTGTCGGAAATGACTTGCAGCTCTCCGATGCGTTCGACGTAGAGCGCTTCGGCCTTGAAGGTCGCGTGGGGTTGTTCGTATGGCATGGTGTTTGGTTGGTTGTCGTGGTTGGAAGAGGGACGGCGAGGGCGAAACAAAACAACAGACCTTTTTGGGGGTTTGTGTTTACCTCGCCGCTTCCGGCACCGCGCCGGAAGAGGAAGCGGTCAGAACTTGCGCAGCTTTGCGAGCCTGTGGTCGGGCGCTGTCATGGCGAGCCAGCCGCACCGCTCGACGAGGCGCGAGAGAATTCGGTCGTCGTAGCGGGACTTGATTCCGGCGGCATCGAGGTTGGTGGTGACGAGAATCTGCGCCCGCTTCTTGGCGGGGGCATCCGCCCATTTGACGATGAAATCGCCAACGGGGTCGGTCTCGGTGCCGAAGTCCTTGCGCGGGCGGTCGGCGCCCATGTCGTCAAGAACGAACGGGACGAGGAGGTGGTGGGATTCGACGATTCCGAGGTTGCCGTGAGAACACGACACGGAGTCATATGTCTCGACGAGCGGCAGATCGTCCTCGATCCACGGATCGTCCGGACGAACGATCTTTGTGAAGGCGAGCTTGGCAATCACGCTCGCCGCCGTTGTCTTTCCACACCCGGTCCTGCCGGTGAGGATGAGCCCTTCGATGTCGCCGGCTGCAAGGGCGAGCGCGGCGTGGCACACGCGGTCGAAGTCGGAGCCGGCCAGCTCGCGGGTGTAGCCGCCCGCGTCCAGGTCTTGGGCGATGAAGTCAAGGGGGGTCTCGGCGTCCCAGACGTGGTAGCCGTGCTCGGCCAGATACTGTCGGCGGGTCGTGCGCTCGACAGGGGCGGGAGCGGTCGCGACCTGCTTCTGCAGGCCGTCTGCGACGGCGGCGAGAGTTTCGGGAAACGTGTTCATGGATGCGTGTCGGTTGGGTGGTGGTGTCTAGATTCCGAGGGCGGCGGTGTCGATTCCGCCCTTCTCCGGCGGCGGTGCGAACTTGGATGGGTCGCGGCGCATGGCCCGGATCTCGAGCCGCTTCTCGGCGCGCGCCCAGTTGCGGATGGATGCGAGAGCGGCCGTCCGTGTCATGGGCGTCGTGTCTGCGGGCTTGAAGCGCCATCCTTGCGCGGCGTAGTAGTCGCGCCAAGCGGCGAGCTGGTCGTCGGTGAGGCCGACGTTGTGGGCCTGCATCTTGAGCGCGGCCCAGTCCTCGACGATGTAGCTCGGCGTGAAGTCGGCGCCTGGGTCGGTGCGGGAGGAAGAGATTTCTTTCTCTCGCGCGCGCGTAGCGCCCTCGATAGAGGGCGCAATTTCTTTTAACTCTCCCTTTCTTTGGTTCTTTCTTTCCGTCTCTTTTTCTTGTTCCGTTGGGTTTCCCTTGGGTTCCGTTAGCTTGACGTTCGCTTCCCCTTCGCTTTCCTTTCGCTTTCCTTTTGCCGCACTTTGGGTTTCCGTTGGGTTCACTTTGGGTTCACTTTGGGTTTTCGGGCGGCCACCGAGAGAACCGTTCTTCCGGTTGGCCTTGATCCGTGCGTGGATCATCTTCGACTCTTCGACCATTGCGATCCAAAGTCCTTCGCATTCACGCGGCACGAAGGTCGGCTCAATATCGTCCTCGATCCAGCTGCACAGCGCCTTGATGAGCCAGCCGGCGGTCTTCTGCGACGCATGGCAGAAGAGCTTGACTGTTGTCGGACCAAGGAAGGCCGTCTCAATGCGAACGCGCGGCATGGCTAGGCTCGCTTTCCTTTGGCCGGACGACGGGCCGGACGGATCGACCCTGCGCGCGCGGCATGCGTGCGGCTCGTGGAAGAACGCGGCGCGATTCCGTAGGAGTAGGTCCGGAACCGGACCGCGACGGGGCTGTCCAGGTAGGAGAGCCACCACTCGACGGCGCCGTAGGGGAAGCGGACGACGGTCGGTGCGAGGTCGAACGCCGGGATCGGGAAGAGCTTCCGGCGTGCGAAGCGGCGCACCTGCGCGACCGTGGCGGGCGAGCCGTCCACGGTCACGAGGTGGCGGACCTGCTCTTCGGTGAGCAGGGGGATCGGCTCGTCCAGCTCCGGCATCGTCGGGTTCGTCCGGGCGGCGTTCATGAGCCGCACGACCGCAGCCGCGGGAATGGCGAGAGCGCCATGCTCCGACACGGGCAGGTGCGTGTAGACCCAGGTGTGGCCGACTTGGAGGAGCCGGCCGATCCGCTCGGGCGAGAGAAGGAGAGAGGACGTGGGCATGGCCTGCAGCCTACTTGTTGTTCACGACGATCACGACGGGCTTGCCGTCCGCCTTGATCTCGCCGTCGGCGGCGGGCGCCTCCTCGGGCTCGTCATCCTCGGCGGGCGCTTTCGGGTCTTCCTTCGGCGCGGGCTGTTCGTCCTCGCCATTCTCGGCGTCCTTCGCCGCGTCCTTCGTCACGACATCCGCGAGATCGCCGATGATCTCCCGGAGAAGCTTCCTCATCAGGGAGAAGCGCAGCTTGTCTAGTGCATCCTTCCTGGCGGTCTTCCCCGTTTCGACAACCCTCTTGATGTTGTCCGTGTCGAGCAGATCGACGCTCTTGTCTCCGAGGTAGGCGAGGATTGCCGCCACCTCTTCTGCCGTGGCGTCATCGAAGTTGTCCGACTTTGCGGAGAATTCAAAGGCGATTCCCTCTTTGCCGTCCTTCTTGAGGGGCTTGGCGGTGGTTTCGATGATGAGTTTCATGGTGTGATTGTGATTTGGTTTTGTGGTTTGTGTTTCCTGGTGGAAATGGTTGACTGGTTGTTCTCGCAGGTGGTAGGATGCGGCGGGTGTGTTCCACCTTGTTGGAACGATTAAGTGCGAGCCGACTCCCCTTCGGAGGTCGCTCGCGCTAGTGGTTATTCATCTGCTCCGCGTGTGGTGTTCTCGTGGGTGTGTTCCACCTTGTCTGCAAGAAAAAGGAGAGCAAGGTCCGACGCAGAAATCTCCGTGATGTCGGACTCTCTCGCAAGCGCATCAAGAGCCCATTCCGGCATGTCGATGACGAGGTCTTCCATTTTACTTTCCTCCGCGAATCTTCGTCCAGTTCTCGGCAATCATTCGCTGAACATCTTTCTTGTCTTCTTCAGTCAGTTCGACGTGCATCAGCGCGTCAAGAAGAATGTGCCTTGCGTGAGCGGAAGGCGTCTCGTGGTGGAATTCGGCGTCCTTGATGAGCTGTTTGTAAAGCTCCATCGGGACTCGCAGTTTCAACTGCTTGATTCGTCCTGATTCTTGGTTGCTCATGGGTGGTTTCCTTTGGTGTCCTTGCGAGGTGAAATCTACCATAGGTGTGTTCCACCTGTCAATAGCATTTTTCGCTTTCTGCGGAATCTTTTTCATTTCTTGCGGAATGCATCTCTACGAGGCGTGTTTCGCAAAACGATGTTGTTCGGATGTTTGTTGTTCGCCGGATTGTTCCTCTCGCTGATCATCCATGAAATCAAGGCGAAGGTTTGGCAGGAGGGACGCGGAACGAATCCGAATCCGGCTGACAAACGGAAGAATCCATACGCGAACGACGAAGCATTTAACTTCAAATTCGGGTTCTGGCTTTATTTCGGATTTCTGATCATAATCCTGCTTGGTCTACTCGGCTTCGTTGAGGACGATTAGTTCTCGTCCGGCAGGTCGTCGAGCTTGTCCGGAGGGACGAGGATTTCCGGCGGCATGACGCGCGCGTCCTCGGCCTCTTGTTGCGCGGAGGCGCCTGCTTTCGGAGCGGCCAGTCCGCACGCTTCGTCGAACCAGCTTGGCATGCCCTGGATGTTGAACACGATCGCCGTGCCGATGTTCGCGCCCTTCGCCGCTTGCGTGGCGCTCGTCTCGGCCGCTTTCCTTGCCGCGCTCACGGCGGCCGCCCCCTCCGGGTCGGCGCGCTCCAGGGCGAGTTCCAGAAGTTTGCTCTCGCGCTTTACTTGCGTCCCGATCTGCCCGTCCTCGTCTTTCGCCACGCGGCCGAAGACCGGGATTTCCTCGCCCTCGAGGACGCGGCGGCGCAGTTCGTCCTCGTAGAGCTGCTTCTGGGCGATCTGCCTCTGTTCGAGCGCGAGGTCGTAGAGCTTCTGCAGGCCGTCCGGGTCGGACTTGGCGAGCAGCCGGAGGCGCAGCATGGTGAGCCCGGCATGGTGTTCGACCTCTTCCGTCGGAAGTCCGCGAGCGAGCGCGCCGATACCCTGCAGGATCGCCTGCTGGAAGCGGGCCAGGTGAGGTGCAAGGCCGTAGTTGCGGCGGTCCTCCAGGTTGGGGCCCGACGGCTCCTTCTTGTTGCGAGAGCCTTTGCCGTCCGCGCCGGCGCCGTTTTCCCGGTCGAGGACGAGAGAGGCGATGAGGTCGGCGGCGGTGTCCACGTCTGCCTGCTCCCCCTGCGTGTTCGGCTGGGGCCACTTGTCGAGCCATTCCGCAAGGCGGGCCGGCAGGGCGAGCGCCGTCTGCGCCTCCTTTGCAAGCCCGGTGTCGTCGAGTTGTTTCACGGGGACTACCTTCTGTTTCATGTGGCCTAGCTTCCAACGTTGGTATTTGATCGCCTCGTCCGTGTCCGCGTGACCGGGCGGCGGGTGGTATTCGGGGTTCGTCCGGGGTTTGATCCCTTCGCTCTTGTTGCCGAACTTGCGCTCGGCTTCGCGCGCTTTGTCTTCCTTGCGCGATTTCTTCCATGCGCGCCGGCCGCGCTCCATCGCGGCGGACTGGTGGCGGTCGATCTGGTTGGTTGTCTTCGGGCGGCGCCCTTCGTGCGTTCGCATGGCGGGAGAGATTCTAGCGCAGGGCAACTATTCGCCACTTGACTTCCGGCAGCCGCTGGTTGTAGTATCCGCCCCGTCGCCGCAAAGCGGCGTGAATAGAAACATGTGTTGTTGCTAAAACGGCGCACAAAAGGCAAGCCGCCCCGGACGAGCGATCATCCGGGGCGGCTTCCTTGTTGCGGGCTTTGTCTGGATCAGCCGATGCCGTGGTAGCCCTCCCACTTTGCGGCCTCCTCCTCGGTGACCTCCTCGATCATGCGAACATGATACATGGGGTTGACGAGGTTGATCTGCCCGTATGGCGTGCCGTCCTCCCCGACCCAGACCTGGAGCCCGTAGTTCGAGGCGGGCGAGTTGCGGGTGGAGTAGACGCGGATATTCACGCCGTCGAACGTGGTGAGCACGGCTTTGTAGCGCTTGCCCATGTCAATGTCTGGAATGATCGGATTCATCTTGTTGCTTCCTTTGGTTTTGGTTGTTGTCGTTGCGTTCGTTCAGCCGAATTGCAGGCCGCGCGTGTGCAGGGCGTTGATTGCGTAGCGGACAACATCTGCAATCCCGACCTTGTTGCGTCTGGCAATCCGTTCAATGATCTCTTTGTCTGCGTCGGACACGCAGATTGCCGTTAGTGTCCGGCGCGATTGTTGCACGGCAATCTTGCAGACCTTCTCGGATTTCTTGTCAATGATGTTGATCGCGACGCGAATGAGTCCGGCGGCGTCAGCTCCCATTTTCTGAAGTTCGTCAAAATTCGTCTTCTCGTCCGGCGAGAGGAGGAAGTTCACGTAGCGGGTCTTGGTTCGCGGTTTTGGCGTTGTTCTCATGGCGGTTTTCATATTATGTCTTTCCCCTTTCTATGTCAAGCGCGCCGGGGCGGCGGTTGCCCGCGCGCCCCTTGTTGCGTGCGCTTGTTGCTTATGACGGCGATCCGTGGAGCGGGTCTGGGCCGCTGATCTTCCGCTTGAATCCATCCCATGCTCTTTTGGCAAGCTCAGGCATGGCTTGTTGCAGGTCGGTGAAACGGACTGTGATCGTCGGCCTACCTCCTTTGAAGTAGAGATAGACCGTCGCATCTTGCGGCCTCACCCAACAGCTCTCCGACACCTCCGGCCAACCAATCTCGTCCGGCTCTATGTCAACTTCCGTCCCTGGTTCGTCATGCGAGAAAAGCCCAAGTTGCCCGTGCCATGTGCGGATGATTGATTTGATTTTCATGGTTAGTCCTCCTTGTTGTTGTTGTTGTTGTTCGTATTGAAGTTGTTGTTCGTCTGGAATTGGACATGACAATCGGCCAGTCTTTTCGTGAATAATCTCATTCGTTCTTCCGTTTCTCGTTCTCCGCACATGGAACGGACGATCATTCTGTTTCTCGGTTCTGCCGCATCCTCTCTCTGAATGGGAGCGAAATCCGCTTCCCATAGGTCTGCCGCAGAAGTCCCGACGAACATTTCGTCAAAGATTTCTCCGGCCTGTCTGAACGCAGGATCGTCACGGAAATCAAACGTCATTGTGGTTGTTGTCTTGCTCATTTGCGAGTCTCCTTGTTGTGCTTCTTGTTCATGACGGCGTTCGTCTGGTCGGGCTGAAACTTGGCGAGGCAGATCGCGCGCGTCGGGATGCAGAACCGCGCGCAGTTTGAGTCCGTCCCGTGGATCATGTCGGGGCGGATTTCTGCGAGGTCTTCCGCCCGCCGCACGGCAACGGAAAATCCGTTCGCGAGGTAGATGGAGAGCTGATTTCCTTCGGGCCAGTTGGCGAGGAAGGTCTGGATGTGTTTCGGGTTCATGGTTGTGGTTTCCTTTGTTGAGTGCGCCCCGCCGTCATGGCGGGGGCTTGCTTGTTGTCGGTTGCGGCCTAGCGGATCGGGCGTCCGTAGCAGTCCTTTCCGTCTTGCGCGGCATTCCGCGCCTTCTCAATGTCCGCGAGGTCGTCAAGCCCCCACGGGAAGGCTTCGTATGCGGCGCGCGAGACTGGGAAAAGCTCGCAGAGCTTATCTGCGGCGCAATGATAGAGGGTGCTCACGATCGCTTTCGCTTCCGTCTTTTCGTAATCGTCCGTCTCGCAAGACTGGTAGTTGTAGCATCCAAGAGCCTTGAGCAAGAAGCCGATGCCAGTAAGCCCGTTGAAGTCGGGCGCGCCATCGTTGACTTCCGCGAGGGAACCGGGCTTGATTCTGTCGCACCGGGTGTCATAGTGATACTCCGGCGCGGATTTGTTCTCGTTGTAGCGGAAATTCACGGAGCGGTAGTTTTCGTTCCACAGAATCTGCCCGATCTGGTCTGGGTCTTCTTCGGCGCAGACGAGTTCGCCGTTGTTGTTGATTGCCCGGATTCCAAAGTGCTTCGCCGCAGAAACGAGGAAGTCAATGTGGGCTTTGCTTACGATCCATGCGCTCATGGTTTGTGTTCCTTTCTTTGTTGTTGGTTGTTGGTTGGGTGGTGGTTAGTGCTTCGGTGCGTAGAGCTTGCAGAGTTCGTTGAATTCCTCCGGCGTGAGCGGTTCGTCCGGCGCGTCCGTGTCGGTGTAGGTCACGCCGCACTCAAGGTTCTTGAACGCGTCAACGGCGCGATCCCGCTCCTCTCCGTCCGTCCCAGCGATCCACTCCATGAGGAAAGCGCGGTATTCGCGCTTGGTCTTGAAGAGATGTTCTTGCCCGTGGGCTTTGATTCCTATTTTCTTTTTCATGTGTCCTTATGCGTGAAAGAGATCATCCATCGCTTCGCGGATCACCGCGTTCACCGCTTCAGAGATTGCGAGAGCGGCGCGAAATCCACCCTCGTTCATGCCGCTCAACTCGTCACCGATCATGTTGTTCATGGTTGTGATCGCACGATCCAGTCCCTGCCAGTAGGCTTTTCTGGCGGTCTGGTCTTGTCTGATTTTTGCCTTCATTTCCGTTGTCATGGTTTGTTCTCCTTGTTGTCTTTGTTGCGCGCCTTATTCGGCGGCTCGCTTGCCGAGTTCAAATCCGGCGGCTTCCCCGCGCGCGTCTTTCCACCGCCCGACAACCTCCGCGAGTTCGTCCTTGTTGGTGACGAGTTCGCCCCAGAAGTAGACGCGGCTTGCGCTTGCGTTCGCTTCAATGTTGAGCGCGTCAAAGTAGGCTACGCGGTCGGGACTGTCCAGATTGTATGGGTCAAGCCCCGCTTCCTCTGCGACCTTGTAGGCGGCATTGAGCGCGAGATCGTTAAAGAGCGCGTTGCCGACGGCATCGTAAGGCGGCGGGAATTCCTCTAGTTTCTCCGCGACGAGATCGGGCGTAATGTCCCCGCCCCATGCGCGCGCCCATTCATCAAGCGCGGCGGTGTCCTCACGCCCCAAGCCGAGGGCGAGACTGATTGCGGTTTTCGTGTCCATTGTTCTTCTCCTTGTTGTTCTGCCGCGCGGGATGTTGGCGGCGTTTGTTGTTGTTGACTTCCCGCGACACGCCCCTGCGTGTTTCGGCGCGTAGTCGGCGCGCCATCATCGGGCGGGAGGGGCGTATCGTGTGCTAGGCGGCAAGGCTCCTTTCCAGTTGCTTGCGGTGTTTGCGGAACAGTTCGGCAAGTCTCTGCGCAACTTCGCGCGCGTCTGCGGGCGGCGTTGTGTTCTTTCGGGCGTAGCATTGCTTCACCTTCCATCCGTCCCCGATCTCAATGTCCACTCGCCCTTCGTCCTTGCCAGCAAGGGCGAGACACACGCAGTTTTGCGCGGCCATGTTCGCGGAGTAGGATCCGCCGCCAATGCAGTTGCCCATGTTGTTTCCTTCGCGCAAGAATTCATCCTGCGAGGTGAGCCAGACGATCTGCCAGTCTCCGAGATTGAGCTTATTTTCGTTCTTCTGGACAAGCGCGCGAAGCTTCTCCACGAATTCCGCGATCAGCGCGTCCCGCTCCGCTTGCGTCCGCGCGTAGATTGCGCGTTGCTTTTCAAGCTCCTTCTCCCTGCGCGCGTTCGCACGCGCCCATTCGCGCTCCCGCCGCCGCATTTCGCGCATCTGCTTCTTGTGGCGAATGCGTTCCGCTTTCTTGCGCGCTTCGTAGAACGCGGCGAAGTCGGTCGGGTAGGCGGTGCAACGGGCGCGCAGGTCAAGCCCTTCAAGCTTCGCGTTCGTCATGGCTTCGCAATAGCGCCCCGCGTCAATGCCGTGCTTCACGCAGTAGGCGTAGGCGGCGCGGATCGGGATTTCGGTCGGGCGAGACTGCCGGACGGCGGAGAAGAACACGCGCGGCGCGTTCCTTGCGCGTTCGCGCTCCTCCACATCCGCAAGGGTGCGCTTCCCGCTCCGGCTCATCCACACTAGATCGTTCCAGTTGTAGCGCGTGGCGAGTCCGGGATTCTGGATCAGCAGTTTCATCAGCACCTTGTTGCGGGCGAGTTCCGCACATTTCTTCGGGTTGCGGACGGGAGAAAAGCGGTAGGCGTTGAAGAGTCCGGCCTTGACAAGAAGCTCGGTCTTCGGGTCTTTGGCGTAGGCGTAGAGGATTTCCGCCAGTTGCTTTGCGTAGTTCGGGCAGTAGTTAGGCCAATGCTCCGTTGCGAGGAGCGCGGGATCATCTGCCGCAAGCGGCTTCCACCCGCAGTAGCGGTAGCGGGAGCGGGCGAGGAGGTCTGCGCGGGCGAGGCAGTCGGACGGCAAGGCCATCGTCACGCCGTTCCAATCAAACCAGTTGTCCTCATCATCTTCGCGCCACGCCTGGTGGCAATAGTAGCCGGAGCAAGTCTGGTAGATGTTGTGCTTCGTGTTGTAGGCAACATTCCAGTCCACACACCAACCCGCAATCCCCTTCCAGTTGAGATCGTGGATGTAGATTCTGCCCTTCGCCGGGTTGAATTCGGCAATGGGCTTGACCTCCTTCTCTCCCCTGCGGCTTGCGACCGTGACGAGTTCCAGTCCGTCACGCCCCACCTTGCGGAAAAGGGTTGTGAAGATCGTTGTCCTGCTTTTGTCGGGAATCTTGACTTTCTCCCGATATTCGCGCGCCGCTTTCGTGACGGCGCGCAGTTCGGTCTTGTTGAGTTTCTTCATGTCGCACCTCCTAGAAATCAAAGAGGGTCATCTGCGGGTCGGGCTTCTTCGGCGCGGGCTTCGGGATCACGGGCGGTTTGTAGTTGCCGGACGGCGGTGTGTAGGGCTTGGGCTTCGGCGTCGGCTTCCACTCGCAGTTGAGAGAGTCCTCCTCAAAGTAGTGCATGAGTTCGCAGAAAACATCCTCGTCCTCCGCGAAGTATCCGCGCGCGCCCTTCTCGGCTTTTTTCTGCGCCCATTCGTAGAGGTGATTCGCCGCGCCTTGCAGTGTTTTCTTTCCCTCTATCTTCGCGCGGAGTTCTGGGCTTGCGTTCTTGTCAAAGTAGGCTTTCAGCCGCTCTTCCATGTGGTTCGTGGCTTTCCACTCCCACTTCGGCGGCTTCTCCTCCTCCGGCTTGTCGGCGGGCTTCTCGTCCGTCTTGTCCTCGCCGTCCTTGTTGTCCTCCGGCTCGGCGGGATCGGGCGGCGTGTTCTCGCCGTCCGGCTTCTCGGCGGTCTTCTCTTCGCCGCCGAAAACGGACGGGAGGTTTCTCTGCAACGCCGTGTCAAGAGAGATGTCTCCCCGCTCGTCATTGGTCAGCGGACGGATTGCGACTTCGCCGGAGTCAAGGATCGTCACTTTGTCCTCGCCGTCCGTGCAGTAGTCCCGCTCGTTCTCGTCATCGTAGACTCGCCATCCGTGCGACTCCGCGACCTCCATCCAGTTGCTCGGCGTGTCCCCGCTCTCGTTGAGCCAGTCCGCAAAATCCTGCAAGGTCTTGATCTCCGGCGCGGTCTTGTTGTCGGTCTGCGGCGCGTTCTGCGCTTCGGGCGCGGGCGCGGTATGCTCCGGCTCGGCGGCGGGTTTGGCGGGCGCGGGTTCGTCCGGCTTCTCGTCCGGCTTCGGCGCGTCCGTGGTCTGCGGCGCGGGCTTCATCTGCGCCATCATCTGCGAGACTGCGGCGAGTTTCGCCGCCATCTCTTGTTTCATGCGCTCAAGCTCCGCAAGCGCGTTCTGTGCTTCTTCGTTCATGGGGTTTTGCCCTTGTTGTTGTTCTTGTTGTGTGGCTTGCCATCATCGGCGCGCGGGTTGCCGTCCCTGCGCGGACACGCGCCCCGCCGGAAAGGACGGCGGCGGGGGCGTGTTTCGGCTTGTCTACTTCGCCGCCCCGCCCTCCTTCTTCTCGCCGTTGTTGCGGATCGCGTCTTGGATCGTCTGCGGCGCGCCCTTCGGCGTGTGCGCGCCGGAAATGATCTGGAAGATGCCGTCGCGCTCCTCGGTGCGCGTCTCCTCCATCTCCATCAACTCCCCGCCGTTGGCTGTGAGCTTCGCCGCGTCCTCGTCCCCCATCGTCATGCACTCAACGATGGCGGCGAGACTGGCGCGCGTCCATTGCTCTGCGATTACGCCGACGAGCGCAAGGTCGGGAATGCTCGTTGTCTCGCCATCCGCGTTGTGTCCGGCGAACACCGCCGCGCCCGCAATCAGCCGTTCGCGTCCGGCGTTGAGGAAAAGCGCAGTTCCGGCGGGGTTGACTCCAGAAACATCCCAGAATGCGTCCGCAATCCACATATCGCAACCGCGCCCGATGTCAACGCGATCAATCATCGCGCCGATATGTCCGCGCAAGTGTTCGTAGGTCTGCCCGCGCGAGACTGCCCACAACTCCAAGCGCGTCTCCGCGTCTCCGTCCTTGTTCTCCGTGAACGGAAACGCGGTGAGGAGCAGGGCTTTCTCGTTGTCTTCCGTCCGCAGGGGATGCCCCTGCGCGAAAGTCCATGCGATTGCGGTCTTGAAAAAGTCCTTGCCGACAAGCCGCGCTTGGATTGCGCGGCAACGCGGATCGTGCGCGTCCGGGTTTTGAAGAATTTCGGAGGTGTAGATTTCGCGCCGGAGCAAGCGCGGCGCGTTGTTGTTGTTGTTTTTCATGGCGTTTTGCCTTTCGGGGTTGGGGTTTCGTGAAAATGGTGGGATTGCGGTATTGCGGCACATGGCTTGCAGGCTCCTTGTTGCTAGTTGTTGATCCCTGCGGCGGCGGCGTGTAGAATCACGGCGGCGGCGGTGTAGATTGCGGCGAGAATCGCGGCTTTCATTGTGTTGTTCGTGTTGGTTTCCGGTTAGTCCGCATAGTCCTCTGTGTAGGTCTGCGCGGGGTTGTAGATGTTCGTGCGGTCGGCGTAGTGGCTCGGCTTGGTGCGGAAATATCCGCTTTCGTCCGGGCGGCGCGTGATCGGCTTCGCGCCCGCTTTGATTCGGTATCCGAACGGGCTAGACGGATCGGGAATCGGGCGGACGCGCGCTTGCATGAATCCGCATTCTTCGCCCGTCTTTTCTAGCTCAATCAGAGAAAGGCTCTTGCCCGTATCCTTCAAAACGCCGTAGAAGTCATAAAAAGTCATGGAATAATGGAAGTGCGAAACAATCACTTTGCCCGCAAGGCTCTTCGCCTTGTTGCCGTCCGTCTCCGGCGGCTCTGGCGGCGTGTTCTTCGGCTCGGTGGCGCGCTCGTCCTTGTTGCGTTCTGGCGCGGGATCGTGCGGCGGCGTGTTCTCCGGCTTCCCTTCGCGTGCGTCCGGCGTGTCTGTAAATAAGTCCATTTGCCCGGCGCGCGGAAAAATCTCGGTCTGCCAAGTGCAAGGCGCGAATCCCGCGCGCGTCTGGCGCGCGAGACTGCCGCTTGCGATTGCGGCGCGCAAGTAGTCAGCTTGTGCGTCCGTGAATTCCGGCGCGCGGTGCGTCTGCGCGTGCTTATCTGGCATGGGGTTGCCGAAAAGATCAACGGCGGCGGCGGGCGTGGTGTGCGCGCTCGTCGGCGTTGTCGCAATGGCGGCTTGGATTGCGGCGGGGTTCAAGGCGGCGGCTATTGCGGCGGCAATGGCGGCTTGCGTGGTCTGCATGGCGGGCGTTCCTTTCCGGGCTAGGCGGTGGCTCCGTCCGTGAAGCGGAGAATGTCGGCGGCGCGCTCGTCAAGTCTCGCGGCGCGGTTCACTTTGTCTGCGGCGTTCTGCGCGTCTGTGCATTCCGCCAAAACGAAAGCACCGGGCGCGGGGGCGGTGTTGTATCCCGTCCGGTCGCGGTCAATGATGAGATACACGGCGAAACGCGCGCCGGAATCGGGCGCGGTGTGCTCTGGCTCAATGGTGGCGGTTGTCCGCGTGCCGTCCGTGTGGTAGTCCCGGAATCCGGCAAGGTCGGCGGCGAGTTCGTCCGGCGTGGCGGCGGCGAGTTCGCGCGCGTATTGCGTGGCAATCTCCTCGCAAAACTGCGCGCGGGCGGCGCGGCGTTTCGTCTCCGGCGAGACTGCGGCGGGCGTGGGCGTGGGCGTGGCGGTGGTGTTCATGGTTTTTTGCCTTTCGTGTTGTTCTGGTGGATCAAGCGGCGGTTGCGTGGCGGATGATTCTGGAAATTCCGGATATGATTTCCGCTTGCATTTCGCGCGGGCTTGCGGTAAATGGAATGTAGATCGTTTGTGCGGGGTCTAGTCCAAGTGCCGCGCAAGCGGCGGTTGCCCCGATTGCATGGCAACGCCCGCTTGCGCTGTCAAAGTCCGAACCAGTCACGGCGTGAAGGTCTTGCAAGTCCATGTGTCCAATCCTGCGGGTCACTTCGGGGCGGGTTGCATACCATACGGCGGAGAGGTCTAGCGGTTCGCCGTGGCGTTTGGCGGGATAGTAGCTTGCAACTTCGCGGCAAGGGCGGCGGGTTTCAACGGCGTTCTCAATCCATAGGGCGGTAGAATATCCTCGGCGCTCAAGCGCCGAAACGGCGGCGGCGGCTGTCGCGCCCCGCTTCTCAAAATCAGTTAGCGGGGCGGTGCATGGGAGACAAGCGGCGAAGATGATAGTTGCAAGTTTCGCGGGGCGTGGTTGGCGGCGGCGACGCGTAAAAAAGCGCGCGTCTCCGTTTCCCGTCATAAAGTCCAGTAGGCGGGCGGGGTCTAGTGTCTCTCCGTCCTCGGCGTGTTGCCACTTCGCGCGCGTGTCCGTTCCGGTGATACCGTCTTCAATCTGGGCGGCAATCGTTTCGGCAAGGCGCGGGATTTTCGCGCTTGGCTCGTCCGTGGCGAGTGCGGGCACGGCGGCGGCAAGGGTATTTCCGTAGAAATTGCCCCTGCGGTTGCCTAGCTCGGCGGCATAGCGGGAAATTTGGCTTGTTCCGCGCGCCTTGTCAAGCGCGTTTTGGACGAAATCGGCGGTTGCCGGGAAAATCCGTGTGAATGGTTCGGGCATGGCGTTTTCTCCTATCCTAGCGGGTCGCGGCGATAAATTCCTTGCGCTTCTGTTCTGGCATTCCTTCGGAAAAATCGTCCAGAATTGCGCGCGCGGTCTTGAAAAGTCCGGCGGCGGCAAGCTTTGAATAGTCAATAACCGTCCGGGTTGAAAAGAAAGTGCGGGTTATGTGGCGCGTTTCAACGGCGCGGCGCGCGGTGTCTCGCGCGTCAATAACGGCGGCGGCTTTCGCTTCGTCTGCCGTGATGGCGAGCGCAAGGCGCTTTTCAAGTTCGGTATCGTAGTTGACTGGAAGATAGCGGAAGCGGTTTAAACTGGCGGAGTCAAGGGCCGTCCTGCCTGTGTAGTCCTGTGTGGCTCCGTGCCCGGTGGTGTTTCCTGCGGCGAGAATGTAGGCCTGCGGATTCTTCTTGATCCTGCCTAGGATCGGAAAGGAAAGCTCGCCGTTGGCAATTGCCGAATTGACGACAATTGCCGTTTGCGGATCGGCGGCGTCCAGTTCGTCAAATAGGAAAACTCCGCCATTGCGATAAATGCGCGTGAATTCGCTTTCGTGGAACGAAAACGCAAGTTGCCCGTTCTCGGCGGGCTCTGGAATGAGTTTCCCGAAAATGTCGCTTGCGGAAACTTCGCCGGAAACGGAGAGACTTCCAAAACGCGCGCTTTCGTCCATGTCCGGGAAAAGGACGGCGGCGGCTTGGCGCGCAAGGTAGGTTTTTCCGCTCCCTGTCGGGCCGTAAAGGTAGCAGTTGACTCCGCAACGGATCCGCGCCAAAAGCTCGTTCAATGCGGGGTGCGCGGCTTCCCCTTCGGGAAGGGTGATTTCCTTCGGGATTTCGGGAAGGTGGAAATGCGTGATGTTCGGCGCGTGGGCGTTGGCGGCGGCTTCGGCGGCGGCGCGCGCGGCCTCGGCGGCTTCGTCCTTCGCCGTCTGGATTTCGGCGCGCAATGCGTCAATTTGCGGCGCAAGGGCGGCGGCGGCGCCGTTGGCAATGGCGGCAACGGCTCCGGCGGCGGCGGCAAGGGTCGCGGCGGGATCGGCGGGCGGGGTCTGCATGGTCTGCGGCGGGGTCTGCTTCGGGGCGGTGTCTCCGCCGAAAAGATTGCCCTGGCGCGCGGCTTCGGTAAGTTCTGCAATGGTGGTGTTCATGGTGTCGGGGGTGGTTGGTTGGGTGGTTAGGCAATCTCCATTTGTTCGGGAGCGATCCTTGCTAGAAAGCGCGTCCACGCGCAAGCGGCCGGGAATCGTCCGGCGGCGTGGGCAAGGGGGTTTGATTCGGCACGCGCGCAAGCCGCGCGCAATGCGTCAAGCCGTCCCCTTTGCATTGCGTCTTTAATTTCGTCAACTTCGCGGACAAGGGCGGCGCGCGCGGCGTTCGGGCGCGGCACGGAAAAAGCGGCGTTCTCGCAAGCGCGCGCCGCTTCCCGGTAGATCGCAAAAACATAGTAGGCGCGAGAGATTCGCGCGGGGGTGGCTGTCTGCACAAGCCGCTTTTTATGTTCGCGGCGCGCGGCGTTCGGGCGGGGGGTGGCGTTCATGGTTGGTGCCTTTCGTGGTCTTGCGGGGCGGTAGTCTAGCATAGTCCGCTTTTTATGTCAAGCGTTTTTTTATGTCTTTTTTTCTGCGTTGTTCTTTCTTGCGAAACGCCCCTTGTAGAGACTCTTTTCGTAAAATGCCGTTTTCCATTTTAGCCTTTATTCATGGGCTTTTCATGCGTTCTCGCCTTGCGTTTTCGCGCGTCTCAATCATGCGCGTTTTTCGTAGTTCTAGGCGTGTCTAACAATCGGCTTTTTAGCTTCGTCTAACATAGCTAAATCCCGCTAAATAGTAAATCTGTCTTTACAATTGTTTGGCGCGTCTAAAGCATGGTCTGGCGGGGTTCGTCCGGCGGGGTCTGCTGGCGTTCCGGCGGGGCGGTTCTCTCGCTCGTTCGTCCAGCGTTCTCCCCTCCCCTCGCGCCGGGGAAGGTGGGAGCGGGGAAGGGGGTAGGGGGTAGGGGCGGGGGGTGGATGGGGGTAGGTAGCAGGGCAACGGCAACGGATCGGAGTAGGCGTGTAGGTAGGTAGGTAGGTAGGGCGGTAGCAGGGTAGCAGGTGGCGCGCGCGGGGACGGCAACGGCTGGATCGGGGCGGGGAGATGGGGCAAGGCTCGTCAAGGCGCGGCAAGGCTCGTCCGGGCTTCATGCGGGTTTCTGTCTAGCGGTCTGGAAGGGCGGCGGGTAGTCTGGCGGGATTGGGGGGAGGGCCGCGCGCGGTGCGGTGTGTTGGCGTTTTTCGGGGCGCGGGTCTATGTCGCATAATCCCGCATTCCGGCGCTTATAAACTCGCCATGCGTGCGGCGGATTGCGGGCGGGCGGGCGTCCGGTGGGACTGTTGCGGGCCGTCTGGGTATCCGTCCGGCCTGCCCCGTCGGGCCGTCGGGGCCGTCCGGCGGGGGTTGTTGCGGCGTTTTTAAGCCGTTTTTCGGCAAAAAACACGCCCCGCAAAATTATAAGTATTGATTTTTCAATATGTTATGCGGATAATGGGGAGGGTTGAAAGCCTTTCTGGAAGGATCAAAGGAAGGCGCGCGGGCGGGAATGAGAAGGGAGGGGAGGACGGGCAAGGCGGGCGGCATGGGGGAGCGGGAAGGGAGGGAGGAAGGGAGGCACGGCTACCCCGTCCCCCTCCCCGACCACACCGCCGACCGCCGCCCCGCGCGGGTCCTGCGGGGGACTTTCTCGCACACTGAGGTCGAAGTTTGAAAAGGAGCTACTGCTTGGGACGGGTGGGTCGTGTGGGCGCACCTGCGAGGGCGCGCGCGTGCGGGTGCGAGGTTGGTGTCCGGATTTTTTTCGGGAATGGTTGCCGTGGTGGATACTGTTTTGGCATGGGGAACCAAGCGAACAGAGGGCTGCGGCGAACGGCTGCGGGGACGCGGAAGGATCGCGTGGAGCGGTCGACGCGCGTGATTGGATACGTGCCGACGCCGACGGGGCTGCGGTTCCACAACAGCCGTGCGCTCGTGAAGGGTGCGATGGGGCCTGTTGGGAGCGGCAAGTCGGTATTCTGCTGCGAGGACATCTGGATAAAGAGCTGCACGCAGGTGCCGATGGCGCAGATCGACCCGGCGTGGGGGATGCGGGTGCGATACAGCAAGTGGCTTGTGATCCGGAACACGTATTGGGACTTGCAGCAGACGACGATCAAGACGTGGCTGGACTGGTTTCCGCAGACGAAGATGCGGGAAAGCCAGCCGTTGGGCGGTGTTCTGGAGTTCGAGCATCCGAGCAACGAGCGGCTTCGCGCGGAGGGGCGGGAAGACGAATGCACGGCGGTGCGGATCGAGCTGGTGTTTCTGGCGCTGAACAAGGAAGAGCAGGTGCGGCACCTCAAGTCGCTGGAGGTGTCCGGGGTGTGGATCAACGAGGCGAGCGAAGTGCCGCTCAAATACGTGAGCCGTGCGTTCGAGCGAACGGGGCGTTTTCCGAGCAAGAAGGCGGGCGGGCCGTTCAAGAACCTGGGGATGATCATGGACACGAACCCGCCGAGCGACACGGGGTGGTGGTACCAGCTTGCGGAGGTGCGGCGGCCGCAGGGCTACGAGTTCTTCCGGCAGCCGCCGGCGGTGCTGCGGCGCGAGAAGGGTGGCCGGATCTGGTACGAGCCGAACAAGGGGCAGGATCCCGGGATTCCCGCGGCGGAGAACGTGGAGAACCACAACGAGGGGTGGGAATACTACATGCGGCAGACCCGTGACGGGGACCATGCGCGGATCAAGGTGTTCCTGATGGGGGAATACGGGACGACGGTGAGCGGAAAGGCGGTGTATCCGCAGTATTCGGACGAGGCGAACTACCTCGACGAGACGCCGGAGCCGTGGTGGGGGCTTCCGCTGTTCATGGGGACGGACTTCGGGAGGACGCCGGCGACGGTGCTTTTGCAAGTGCTTCCGTCCGGGAAGATCGTGGTTCTGGACGAGATATGCGGGGAGGACATGACGATCGGGGAGTTCTGCGAGCAGCTTCTCCTTCCGCGTCTCATCACGAAATACCGGTTTGCGGAGGGGATGCGGGTGATGAACTTCGCGGACCCGGCTGGGGCGAAGCCGAACGAGACGGACGCGCAGGGCGCGATCTACCGGATGAACGAGCTGGGGATTCCGACGGTGCCGTGTCCGGTGACGGGCAACAGCCCGCTGCTGCGGATCGAGGCGGTCGCGAGCGCGCTTCGGCGGCGGATGGACGACGGGAGCGCGGGCCTGGTGCTTTCGCGCAACTGCCGGCGGCTGCGGGAGGGTTTTCTGGGGCGGTATTACTACAAGACGGCGGCGAATTCGGACGCGGCGGACGAGCGCGTGGCGGCGAAGCCGGACAAGAACATGTTTTCGCACCCGCACGACGCGCTGCAATACGGGGTTTTCGGGGCGACGCACCAGAGCGGGGAATCGATGTTCGACGTGAGCGGGCGAAGCAACCGGCTGTGGGTGCCGGACGGATTCGGAGGCTACCGGCTCTCGGGCCCGGTGCCGACGGCGGGCGGCGCGTGCGGGACGGAAGCCCGCATTTCCATGGCGGGCTTCTGCTGACGGCCGACTGCGACAGATAGTTGCAGGCCTTGCGCGCGGATGGTTGCCGTGGGTCAGGATACGGAGCCGTGAGCACGACCGCGCCCGGCATCCCCTACCCCGCCCCGTCCGCCAGCGAGATGGCGGCGGCGGCGTCCGCGTTCAACGCGAGGCTCGGCGTCGCCAAGTCCGAGGAAACGGTCGCGACGGGACACATTCCCGTGTCGGCGTCGACGGGAAGGCCGCCGGCGCTGACTGACGGCGATCCCGGCGCCCGCGCGGACGTGGAGCCGGTGAAGCAGGCAAGGCCCGTCGAGCGAGTCGGGGATTACGTCCGTGCGACGTTCCGGCGGAACGCGGCCCACCGGCGGCAGTCCGGGACGGACGCGCGGCTTCTGGCGAACAAGCTGGATGCGGCGCACGAATACAGCCAAGACGACAAGGACCTGATCCATGCGACGGGCGCGCCGGACGTGTATCTTGCCTACAACGCGTCGACGCGAGGCGCGGCGGTTGCGGCGATCTCGGAGATCGAGACGGCGGGGCAGAGCAAGTGCTGGACGCTGGCGCCGACGCCGTGGCCGGAGCTTTCGAAGGCCGCCCGGGAGGAGATCCTGAACGGCGCGATGCTGGACTACCAGCAGCTTCTTTCGCTCGTGGCGGCGCTTGCGCAGGCGCGCTCGCTCACGCCGGAGCAGGTGCAGGAGCTTCTTCCGCCCCGGGAACACATGTCGCAGCGCGTCTTCGAGTGGACGGAAGAGGCCCGGCGCGAGGAGAAGGAGCGTGCCGACCTCGCCTGCGAGCGCATGGAGGCGAAGATCGACGACCAGCTCACGGAGGCGAACTTCGAGAGCGTGTTCGCGGACTGCATCGAATATCTCGGGACCTACGGCGTGTGCGTGGTCTACGGGCCTGCGGTGCGCCGGCGGCGGGCCGTTTCCGGCGTGGACCGCGCGGACGGTTCGCGCACCCTCAAGGCGGAGTGGAAGCAGACGCTCGAGTTCGAGGCCGTCAATCCGATGGACTGCTACCCGGCGCCGGGCGCGAAGAAGATCACGGACGGGCCGTTCGTGCGCGTGGTCCGGTTCGATCCGTCGGAGCTTGCGGCGTTCGCGAAGATTTCCGAAAAGGACGCGCCGGCGTGGCGGCGGGACGCGATCGAGAAGATCCTGCGGGCCTTCCCGAACGGCGGCGTTGTGGAAAACGAGGCGGCGGACTGGTCCTCGCTGGAGCTGGACGGCGAAAGCGGGCAGACGGCCACGTCCTCCTCGCAGATCGAGGGGCTTCAGTTCTTCGGCGAAATCCGCGGCGCGGAGCTTCTTGCGACGGGGATCTCGAAGAACGGTTCCGGCGGGAAGATCGACCCCGAGGAATACTACGAGGTCGAGGCGCTGACGATCCTGGACATCGTCGTTTCGTGCAGGGTCGTGGAGCCGGAAATCGGGCGTCCGCTGGCGAAGGCGGAGTTCTACCGGTCGCCGGAATCGTGGTGGGCGGAGAGCGTCCTGGAGCGCGTGCGGACGCCGCAGCGCGTCGTGAACGCGGCCGAGCGCAACATCATGGTGAACATGGCGCAGGCGTCCGGCCCGCAGGTCTGCGTGGACACGACGCGCTTCGACGGCGACCTGACGGTCCGCCCGTGGAAGCGGTGGGACATGAAGCCCCCGAAAATGGGGCAGCCCCTGCCTTCGCAGGAGCCGCTGCGGTTCTATTCGGTTCCGAGCGTCCTGCCCGATCTGATGCAGGTCAAGGCGCAGGCCAAGACGGACCGCGACGAGCTGTCCGGGATTCCGGCGTTTTCCTACGGGCAGACCTCCGGCGTGGCGCCGGGCGTGACGCGCACCGCGTCCGTCATGTCGATGCTGACGGAGGGCGCGACGCGCGGGCTCAAGCACGTCGTGCGTCAGATCGACCGGATGGTGCGCGACATCGTGATGCGGCTCTACGCCCGAAACCTGCTCTACGAGAAGGACGAGTCGCTCAAGGTCGGCGACGTGCAATGCAACCCGTCCGGCGTTCTCGGCTTCGCGCTCCTGGAGCAGAACTACAACCGGCTTTTGCAGTTCCTGCAGCTCACGGGCAACCCGACGGACGCGCAGATCATCGGGACGAAGGGCCGCGCGATCATCCTGCGGGAGATCGCCAAGCAGCTCGGGCTCAACCCGGACAAGATCATCCCCGGCGCGGAAAAGCTGGAAGAGCTCCAGAAGCTCAACGAGGCCAAGGAGCTCTACGCGGCCGAGCAGCAGCGCGCCAACGTGGAGGCCACGGACGCGGCGAACGCGCGCGCGGACGCCGGCGGCGAAAACGGCGGCGGCGAGCCGTCCGCCCCCGTGGCGCAGGCGCCGGAGGAAGAGACGGCGCAGACGCCCGGCGTGGGCGCTGGCGTGAACAACCAGCGGGCGCGGCAGGCCGCTGCCCGGCGCGCCGTGCAGGGCGGAAGCGGCCCGGGCGTGTCGCCGGCCGCCAACGGGACGATCCGACAGACGATTTCGGAGCCGCGGCAGCGCGCGGCCCAAGGCGCGGCAAGCGCCGAAACGCGGGGAGGGGGCTAGGACATGGCCGACACGACGCCGCGGGACTACCAGTTTTCCGAGCAGGAGCTGAACGACTTCATGCTCGCGCCCGAATCGGCGCGGCTTGCGGTGGTCCGTCTGCTCGACCGGGCCGTGAAAACGGCCGACCAATTTGTCGATTCGGCGCAGACCGACCGCGAAAGCGCGGTGTCGCAGGGAATGCACCGGGTCGCCATTGCACTGCAGGAAACCGTCCGCGGCGCTCCCGCGCGACTTGCCGCCCTAGCCCGGCAGGACAAGCCGCAACCAGGGAACTCGCTCGGAGCGGCCGGATTCGTGTAGCGCGCAAGTCTGGACGGGCAAATCGGTCATCTCCGCTGCCCGCCAGGACGGAACTCGAAGGATCAGGCCCCTTCGCTCCGGCAAGCCCGAAAGGACACCCCAAACCATGAACACCCGAACCAACGACAAGCACGACACCCCCGACACGGACGGACGCACCGACGCGCCCGCCGCCACCCCGTCCAATCCGGCTCTCGCGGCCGCGGTCTTCTCCGCATCCGCCGACGCGCCGGACGCATCCGCTCCTCCCGCGGCCGAAACCGAGGAAGACCACCGCAAGGCGGTCAACGACGGCCGGCTCCGCAAGATGAGCGAAGACCTCAAGGCCGAACGAGAGAAAAACGCCGAGCTGCAACGCCAGCTCGAAGAGCTCTCGAAGAAGCGCTCGCAGGCCGCCTACGGCGATCTGCCAGAGGTCCAGAAGCTGGACGACGTGGGCCAGGCGGCCGTCATCGGAGCCGCCGCACGGGTCGAGGAGCGCGTCACGCAGAGGTTCCAGGCGCAGATGGACGAGCTCGCCCGCTCGCGGGCCGCGGAAGCGGCCGCGATGCAGCGCAACGCCGCCGTCAAGGCCCAGAACGAAGCGTATGCCGAGCTGGAGAGGAAGTATCCGGGAATCGTCGGCCGGCTTGCCGCCGGCGGCGACCTCGCCGGAACGTGGGAGGCGTTCCGCCGGGAAGTCGACGACTTCTACGGCGTTTCGCGCAACCAGATTCTCCAGCGCGCCAACGAGCGCGGCCACGGCGCGGCGATCGTGCGGCTCGTGGAGGAGTTCATGCAGCGCGGGAACTTCTCGCGGCAATACGACCAACCCGGCGGGACGCCGCGCACCGCGGCCGCGCCCGCCAACCCCGCCGGCGCAGGTGCCGGAGGGAAGAAGACCTATCCGTCTCGGGAGGCGGTCGAGAAGGCACTCGAAACGATCGCCCAGCAGTATCGGAAGGGTCTCATCGACCGCAAGTCCTACGACGCGCGGTCGGAAGAACTCGAGGACGCCCTCCGCTCCGGGCGCTACCTGAAGTAGCGAACGGAAGGGGACGCGTCCTCAGAACCCCGAAAGGAAAGCGAAGATGTTCGCTCCCGAATACAAACTCAACCACAAGCTCCCCGACGCGTGGGAGCCCGTGATCTACTCGAAGAAGATCGACGACAAGGTCCACGACAACGTGATCTTCAACTCGGTTTTCAACCGCGACTACGAAGGCGAGCTCAAGGGCATCGGCTCGAAGCTCGTCATCCGTTCGTGGCCCGACGACCTCAAGCCCCGCGACTACATCCTGGGCACCCCCATCACCCCGCAGCGCCACGACGCGCGCGCGAAGGAGGTGACGGTCGGGCGCGCCTGGGAGCTCTCGCTCGTCATGGACCAGTGGGACCTGATGAACTCCGACATGAAGCAGTGGGAGTCCATCCGTTCCAAGAAGATCGCCGTGGCGTGCGCGGAGTTCCTCGAGGACAAGTGGTTCGCCGAGGCGCAGGGCGCCGCGGTCGGCAATCCCTACGCGAACTGGAACTTCGGCAACGCGGCGGGCATCAACGGAGACATCCAGCTCGGCACCGCGCAGGCGGCCGTCGAGCTCGTCGCCGACAAGTCCCCGACCTCGCCGGGCGCCGGCCGCATCGCCAAGAACGTGCTCCAGCACTTCTACGACATCGACATGGTGCACACCCGCCACCAGGGCGCCTCGTCCGCGACGGGCAAGTTCATCATCACGGTGCCGGAAGTCCTGAAGGTCCTCCGCGAGTTCGACGCGTTCGAGCGCACGTCCTGCAACGATTCGGTGCAGGATCTGCTCCGGCGCGACGTGATGTCCTACGGCCGCCTCGGCGCGACCGGCTTCGACATCTACGTCACGAACCGCCTCCGCGGCACGAAGAACGCGACGACGGGCAAGACCGTCTACCCGCTCTTCTTCGGCGACACCCGCGCGTGGACGTATGCCGACCTGTTCTCGGAGACCGGCGTCAAGCCCGATCCGAAGATCCCCGGCATCGACTACGAATACCACATCGGCGGCTACGACTGGTTCCTGGCGCAGCCGGAGTACTTCGGCGTGTCCTACGTCGCGGTCTAACCACCACAGCAAGAAGGAGAAATCGACATGGCCAACACCATTCGTTTCACGAACTACGACGGCGACGTGACTCCCGTCGAACAGCGCGGCGTCCGCGCCCAGTACCCGCAGGGCTACAACGGCCCGGCGTTCGGCTGGGTCGGCCGCCTCTCGGACCTGGTCGCCAACGGCGGCAAGATCAAGCTGGCCGAAGGCTTCGTGCCGCGTCGCTACGCGGTGCGCGCGGAGCCCATGCCCGGCCACTGGACCACGGACTACGATCTGGTCGGAGGCGACGTCTTCCTCAAGGACGAAGCCTCCGTGACGATCGCCTCGTCCGGCACCGCCGCCGGTGTGTCGCTCTCGGGCATCACCATCGCCGGCGCCAAGGCCGCCTCCGGCTCGACGCCCGCCGCCGACGCCACGACCGGCCTGGTCGCGCAGGGCGCCGTTTCCGGCACGCTCGTCGGCAACGACGACACCTGGCTGACGGTCACGGCGACGCCCGCCTCGTCCGGCGACGTCGAGAAGGGCGTCTCCGACGCCTACGTCGAGGTGCTCGTCTACGCCGAGCAGGTCGATCCGATGCCTCCCAAGCAGTTCTAGGCTGCACCCCCCCGTGGCGGGGTCCATCCCCCGCCACGGGGTTCTTCAGAACCAGACAAAACAAGGAAACCGACATGGACACTCCCTACCTCATGGACAAACGGAACTTCCACTACGTTCCGAACAATCCCGAGATTTTCAAGCAGCACGAGAACGACGTGATCCCGATCACGGTCGAGCAGGCGCAGGCGCTCGACCGCGAGGGCCGGGCCGCCGGGCTGAAGATTCTCCGCGCGGTCGTCGCGGCGGACAACGCCGCCGCCCTCGCGGAGGCCGAGGCGACCGCCGAGCCCGTGCCCGCGCAGGCCGAGGCGCCGGCGGCGCCGGTCGATCTCAAGGACCTGCCGCTCGCGGAGCTTCGCGAGATGGCGAAGAAGGCCGGCGGGTTCCCCGACGGCAAGGACGTGGACAAGGCGAGCCGCCGCGAGCTGCTCGCGATTCTCCAGGACTAGAGACATGGCTGGCGAGGCGGTCGTTTGGGGCGAGCTTCTCGCGCGCACGCGCGAGATGATCATGGACGAGGCGGGGTACCACCCAGGAGGAGCCGTCCGCTGGAAGGACGAGGAGCTCCTGCGCTTCCTCTTCTTCGGCGTCACGGCGCTGGAGAAGATCCGCCCGTCCGTCCGCTACCAGGGGATGCGTCTCGTCGAGCGCGAGTTTCCCGCCGTCGAGCCGACCGCCGCCCAGGTCGAGGAGGCGAGGGCCGGCAAGTCCGGCGAAGCGGCGGACGAGGCCGAGGCCGAGCTCCGGGATTCCGTCGTGGCATCCGCGTCTTCCGCGCCCGTTCGCGTCGACCGGCACTACCACGAGGCCCTCGTCCACTACGCCGTCTACCTGGCGTTCCAGATGGACGAGAACGACGCCACGCCGTCTTATCGCGCAAACATGCACAAGAAGCGGTTCGAGGAGGCCGCGCAGACATGACGCCTCTTGCCGGAACGATCGACGCGGTCCGCATCGCGGACATCCTGTCGCGCGCCGTCATGGACTACATCCGGGACGACCAGCGCGCGAGCTATCCGCTCACGGGCGACGTCTGGATGGTCGCGCGCAGCAAGCGCGCGTGGAAGAAAATCAAGGACGGTTTCGAGCGCTACACGACCGCGGACGGCGCGATCTCCCTCTACAAGCTGCCGGACGGCGTCATCAAGGCCGTCGCGCACCAGTTCCCCCGTTCCAAGAATCTCTGGAACGGGCCTGACCTTCTCCGGAACAACAAGCTCGCGAGCATGTTCGCGAGCCTTTTCCACGATTTGATTTGGGGGCATCGCCGCGAGCTGGCGGAGGCGCTGGGCATCTCCGTGCCGGACGTGCTTCGCATCGGCAACGACCTGTTCATCCAGGCGTGGCGGGCAATCGACGGAAGTTTCAAGGGCAAGGTCGAGAGCTGGATCGCGTTCCAAGCCGTCTCCGCCGCGACTCCGTGGTATCACAAGCTCAAGGGGTCCGCGCTCGCGCTTGTCGCGCTTGGTCTCATCTCCGGGTGCTACTCGGTGCCGGAAGGGGAAGTGCTGGAAGTCGGCGGCGTCGAGGTCGTCGAGCAGATCATGAAGGAATACGGCGACGGTTTGAAGCCCGTCGCGCAGGACGAGGACGATTCGAAATGAGCGAACGCAAGGCCACGGACAAGCAGCGCTCGTGGTGCGGGGACCACGTCCCCAATCCGGCGCAATACCGCTACGGGATGATTCCCGGAACCGAACGGCCGGAGATCGAAAGCACGGTCGAGCTGTCGGAGAAGGAGGTCGAGACGATCAGGACGCGCATCCGGGATCTCGGCGCTCGGTTCGCGATCGTGCGTCCGACACCGCGCGACCCGGGACACCTCGACGTGGAGTTCCGTTCGGCGCGCCCGTTCGAGCGCATCCGCCGCATCACCGGCTATCTCGTGGGCACGTTGGACCGCTGGAATTCGGCCAAGCAAGCCGAGGAGCGCGACCGCGTGAAGCACGGGATTCCGAATCCGGAAGAGGAAGTCAACCTGCATATCAAGGAGGACTAGGGAATGGACATCGACTGTCACGAAGAAGGTTCGCCCGTGAAGGGCATTCTCGTCGGCGTCCTCGCCTCGCTTGCGTTCGTCGCGTGCTGGATCCTCGTCGCAACGCAAGCCGGTTGCACGACGGACGGCAAGTTCCCGCCCGGCGCCATCGAGTTCGTGACGAACGTCGCGCAGCGCATCGAGGCGACGATCGAAGAGCGCAAGAACGAATCTCCGGACAAGGGAGCGGATGAGGCGGCGGCCCCGCAAACAACGAAGCCGTCCGTCTCGACCGCTAGTTCCGCTCCCGAATCCGGCTCTCTTGTTTTCCGCTACGGCGGCTTCGACGGAAGCCGTGCCGTCGAGGATCCGAACACGCAGATCGCGGATCTGCACATGACGCGATCAAAGCTCACTTACAAATGGGCGAAGGGCTCGCTCAAGAATTGGGGGCTCGCCGACACGGATGCCGGCGCTATCGCGTGCTGCTTCTTCTGGGATGGAAAGCAGTGGATCGGGGCCAAGACGGATTGGATTTCGACCTCTCGCACTTCGCGCGATTTCAACAATCTGAATGGTGGCTACAATGGATGGAAGCCGGAGTTGTATTGGGCGGCCCCGAAGCGTGCGTTCTGCATCGTGTCGCGTGATGGCAAGAAGCGCACCAATCTTCTGGAAACGACGGAGCCGTAGGGTCATGGGCACGAGCGAGAACCAGAGCCACGCCAAGCAGAAGGAGTTCGACAGCTACGTCGAACTCGTGGACGGCTCGAAGATGCTGATGAGCGAGAAAGAGTCGTGCCGGCGACTTTTGGCGACGAGCTACGGCAACACCAACGGGGATCCGCCGGAAGTGAAGCAGAAGAAGATGTGCGAGTTCGACTGGGAGCTTTCCAAGCACATCGTCCACATGCGGGTGCTTCTCTCGGAGCTGATCCGCACGGTGGGAGACAAGGGCGCAACGGCGCCGGCCAAGCCCGCCGCGCCCGCGTCCAAGTGGGACCGGATTCTCGACCGGCTCACGCTGTGGCGCAACCAGATCGCCGCCGTCGCCATCGCGGCGTTCTTCGCTCCGCATTCGGTGGACGTAATCAACGCGCTCAAGGGGTTCACGAAATGAGCGAGCAGCCGGTTCAGACGTGGGACGGCGCCGCCGCCCGCGAATACGCGAAGGGCAAGCTCTCGGAGCTGCTTGGCGAGATCGTCTGGCGGACGCCGGGTGCGAACGACCTGGAACGCCGCAAGGCGCTGGAAATGTCCGCCGACCAGTTCCTGCGCCAGACCAAAGCCTGGCGAGAACACGTCTTGCTGCCTCCGCCGGAGCCGGCGTGGGGACCCCATCCCTGTTTCTTCTTCGGCCCGCACCCGGGTTTTTTGCCCTCGGGCGTCCTTGCGTGTAGCGCCCAGACCGGTTCAGGAGTCCCGGTGGGGGTGGTTTCCCCGGGCGCGGGCCTTTTCTTCCGTGCGTGGCCGCGGTGGCACGGCCCGTTCTGGACGTTCCATCCGGGTCCCGCGCGGATCATGTGGGATGCGCCGTTCGCCCCGTGGGCGCTTCCGTGGGGCGGGCCGCCGCCGGAGCCGGAGATCTATCTCTCGATCGCGCCGGGCGGCGACGAGCTTCCCGAGGAAGTCCTGCGCCGTTGGGGCGCCGCGATTGCGGACGGGGCCTACAACATCCTGGCGATGCAGCCGAACAAGCCGTGGAGCGACCCGCACGGGGCGCAGCTCGCGGCAAACCGGTTCAACGCCGCCGCCGTGACCGCCCGCGCGGAAGCGGAGCCAAAAGACCTGCAAGGGCAGCCGACCGCCCGCAACCCAATCCCATTCGTGTAAGACATGACAACGCTCACTCTCCGCTGCAACCTCTACGACAAAACCCTGGAGCCGGCCCTGCGCGCGGAGCCGGAATCGATTGCCGTCGGCGAGACGGTGAAACTGCGGCTGCTGGGTCTTGGATTCGGCGCAGACGACATGCCGGCGCTCAATGCCGTGCTTGCGTCGGATGCCGTGACGCCGCCGCTTCGTGCGCGCATGCGGAACGATTCGATCGGCGACATTGCAATCTTTCCGTTCCCCGGCGACGATCCATCCGAAGGAAACGGTTGGTATGCGGAGACGGTGGATGGCGAGACGGCGACGTGTTGCAATCTCGATCTCGGGACGGCGCAGGCATACGGACTGTTCGGCGGGGCGCCGCAACCAGATGGCGTTCGCAGAAAGGTCCGGCTTATCATCGAGCGGAGCTTCCCGAACGATAGTCCGACGCTCTACGCGAGCGACATGTTGACATTGGGGTCGTGGAGCTTCCCCGGCCATGAGTTGCGGTTTCTTGGGCAGCCGAAGGGAACTGACATCACGCAGGATGACTTGCAAGCGGCGTTGGACAATGCGGCTTCTGGGTTCAAGGCGGAACTTTTGACTCGCGCGGAGCAAATCGCCGCGGCGATGAGCGGCGTCACTGAGGAAACGATTTCGGGATTGCGCGACGCTCTTCAGTCCGTGACGGCTGAGGATGTGTCCGGTATTGTCGCCTCCGGGCTTTCCGGGTATGCCAAAAGAGAATATCCGACGATTGAAGGATCAATCCGCTTTGAGAACAACGATAATGTCAATGGTTTTTCAGGCGGTTGTTACATTGGCGCCGAGCAAACTCAAGATGAAGATGGGAGTCGTGGCGTTATTGTTCTTGGTGGCGAAAAAGATCCCGAACACGCAGAAGCATACATTGGTTCTCCGGTTGTTGACGAAGGGCGAATCGTTACTGTCGGCATGTTGTCCGGCGAAGTCGCAAGCGGGATCATCGGCCGCAGCTTCGCAGACCTCAAGTCGGGCCTTGAAAACTTTTTTGGCGTCAACATAAACAGCAGCGGGGATTTTGATTGGCGCAATGGCAACCCGGTCGCTTCTCCATTGTCCGGCGCGCTTTCCACGCTTGGCATCGGCTCCATCTCCAACGAATCCGATTTCGCCGCAATCCTTGAGGCAATGGGCCGCGTCGCAAGCGAGTTGTCCGATCGCATCGACAGTCTGAATCCTGGCGGAGCGTCTTCGTTCTGCGAACTGGTCGAAAATTGCATTGGCAATCGGCTCTCCGGCATCGAAGACCAGATTTCGGGTCTTGCGAGCGCTTCAAATTCTGTCACGAATTACATGTCGAGTATCACGAGTCTTCTTGGTTCCAATGGCGGTGGAACGGATGCCGCCATTCTCACACGCTTGAGAACGCTGGAATCGGCTGTCGCGGCTTTGCAATCCGGTTCCGGGACGCCTTCCGGTTCCGGCGAGCACTCCGGCTCCGGGACGCCCGATGACTCCGGCACTGCCGATCCGCCGTTCGCTCCTCCGTTGACTCCGCCAATTGCCTGACATCCATGACACCCATGTTCAATCAATTTCCTCCTTGCCCGCCGCAGTTCCCGCCGCGCGTTCGACCGTTTCCTCCCCCGCCCCCGCCAATGGCGGCTCCGTTTCCGTCGATCGACACCGTTCCGATGGCGACGCGGGAGGAACTTGAAGCGGAAATCGCACGTGCGACGGAAGCGGAGTCCGGGCTTGTCGACAGGGCCGTGGAAGCTGCGACCGATGCGGCGGCGCGCGATCTTGCCGCCATGCATGCTTCGGTGACAAGCGGCTTGGAGGAGATGCGCGAATACACGCAGCAGGCCGTCGAAAACATGCAGACGGATGCGGCGCAACGCATGGCATCCATGCAAGCGTCAGTTACCGCGGCGATCTCCAATGCGAATCAAGCGGCGGGATCCGCGGCCGCGATTACTACCGGGTTTGCACAAGAGGCTGCCGATGCCGCCGCCCGCGATGCCGTCCGCGATTTGTTCTCCTGCGGAGGGCTTGCAACACAAGTCGCCGATGCCGCGGCCGTGCGAGTTTTGAACACGGTCGAGCCTGCGCTTGCCGTGGTGAACGACATTGAAGTCGGCCTTTCCGGCAAGGCCGACAAAAGCTATGTCGATGCCTGTCTCAAGCAAGCCGTCGTGATGGTTCAAAGTCCGAACGGTTATTCCCAGATTCAGGTCACCGACGACGGCGATCCGATGTTGCTGCTCTCTCGTCCGTGGCAGGTCGTTTACCGGGATTCAAATGATACCGTTCGGCCTCTCCGACGCTACGGATGGACGCCGTCTGATGAAATCGAGAACTACTTGGACGGCTCTACGCGGCATGGGATCCTTTCTGAAGACGACGACGGCGACGAAGACAGGCGTGTCGTGTTCTTGTATACTTACAACAGTGCGTTAAAATGTGTTATCAAGTCCGCTCGATTCAGTAATGGACGCCTTTCGTATTGGGAAGACAGGCAGCCGAGTTCTTTTACCGTTCGGTTTTCAAATGGAATCTATTCCACAACGGATGCGGGAGAACAGATCACCATTTATGAATCTGCGTTTCAGCTCTACTACCTTGTGAAGGAATCCGCCATCGGGGCTCTCGAAGCGCGTGTCGCGGCATTGGAGGCGGCGCAGACATGAACCGAACGAGCGGAACCATAACGCGACTCCGCGACAAGGTGACGGCGCAGGCGATTCCCGGCGTTTGTCAAATGCCGCCTCCGCCTGTTGTGAGAACGTTCGTTCCTCCGCCTCCGCCGGCGCCTTTGCCGCTCATGCGGTATCCGCGCATGGACAATCCTTACGCGACGAAGCGAGAGGTCGCGGCGGGATTGGACGCCGTGCGCACGGCTCTCAAGGCACGGCTCGATTCGCTCAAGCCCGTCTCGACCAACGAACCGGACACTTGCTACCAGATGAGGGACAGGCAGAACGCGCTCGTGGAAAACATGAATGCGCTTGCCGCGAAGAACAACTGACACAAGGAGACGACAATCATGGCTCAAAATATCACATCTCTCACCGGACAGGGCGCGATTCGCGTGCTTGGCAACATCCCGTTTTCGGAGGATGTCTACACCGCCGGGCAGGTCGAGACGCGCATCGGCCAGATCGAAGAAGTCGTTTCGGACGCCATCGCCGAAGCCGTCTCGACCGTCTGGAAGGCGGGCGAGAGCAAGACCGCCGCGCAGCTTACCACGGCACTGCTCGTCGCGGCGAACGAGGGCTACGTCTACAACCTCACGACGGACGCGACCACCGACTCGAACTGGGCGGAGGGCGCGGGCAAGACGATTCTCGCCGGGACGGACGTGGCGGTCATCAACGTCGGCACGGAAAGCGAACCGGTCTACAAGTTCAACGCGCAAGCGGTGCGTGACGCTTCGGCGGTGCGCTCGATCTCCGTGAACGGCGGCGCGGCCGGGACGCCGGACGCGAACGGCAACGTGAACCTCACGGTCTCGATCGAGAACACGACCTACACGATCGGCGGGCCGGCGTTCAGCGCGACGAGTGGCACGATCACCCTCACGCCCTCGACCGGCACGGCGCAGTCCGTGACGCTCGGAGCCGCGACCTCGACCACCGCGGGCCTCATGTCGGCGGAGGACAAGGAGAATGTCTCCGGGCTCATCGTCGCGATGCGCGAAACGGGCGGCGACGTGGCTCGTCTGGAAGGCACGATGAGTGAAATCTCCGGCATCGTTTCCGGTATCGACAGCACCGTCTCCGGCCTCAAGAACTTTTCGCAAATCACGGTCACCGATTCCCAGGGCGTTACTGTCACGTGTGGCACGATCACGCCAAAATCCAACTCGGACAGCTCTCTCCGCTTCATGCCGGCGGATGATCATGTGCGGCTCATTGTGGATCAGCCGCATTCCGTCGGCGATTTCACGACGATCGTGATCGGCACGAGCGGTTTTGTATCCGACGTCAAGATCAACAGCGGCATCAGTATCGTCGATTCCTGCGGTGTCGCGAAAATCCCGCTTGCGGGAAGCGGCAGTGACACTTACGGCGTCGTGAAGTTGGACCCCGTCGCGTATGGCATGGCCGGCGTCCCGACCGGCGGAGCCGTCTACAACGCGATTTCTGGCGTGAACGAGTCGCTTTCCACGAAGGTTTCCGGCGGGACCCTGCACACGAATCTCGTGAACCGCTCGCTCGCAAATCCGGCCGGGACTGTGAGCGGCAACACGATTTACGCGCTGCTTGCCGCTCTCCATGCGTCCGACGGCCAGACAGAATCCTAGCCACTTCCAAAACAAACCCAACACGCAAAACAACCATGCCAACCAAAAAGGAACAAGCGAACAAGCAGATCGCGGCGAAGGCGACGGAGCCTTCGTCCGTCTCCGACCTTCTCCGCCACGCCTACGTCATCACCGACGGCTGCGTCCGCTTCGAGCAGTTCAAGCGGCTCTTCGCCGCGGCCGGACTCGACCCGCTCCCCAAAGTCTGGAACGCCTGCACGCTTCCCGGCCACGGGGCTCTCGGATGCAGTATCTCGCACTACTCGCTCGTGCGCCACGCGCTCGAAGAGGACCTGCCGATGCTCGTCGTGTTCGAGGACGACGCGGTTCCCGTGGACGGCGCGGCGGAGAAGCTCGCGGAGGCGATCCGCGCGCGCCAGCCGGACGCGCTCTGCCTCTCGCTGGGCTGGAACTACGACTCCGACCCGGACAAGGGCGCCGACCGCGGGGCCAAGCGCAAGGTCTATGGCTCGCAAGCTTACGCGCTCTTCGGGCGGAAGGCTTACGAAGCATACATCGAGACCTACGAGAAGCACGGCTGCGAGGCGGACGCGGTGCTGGGCCTCATGTCCGGCTCCGCGATGGCGCCGGAAAATCTCTTTGCGCAGTATTCGCCAGTGAAGAGCATCCACTCTCCCGGAGGCTGGACGGCCGAGGCGGAAATCGAGAAGGCGGTAAACGCCGAGGCGGGTAGCAGACTCTCCAAGGCGCGCGCCGAACTGGCGAAGATGCAGGCCGAGAAGGCCGTCCACGTCGCGTGGTGCATCGACGTGCAGGGGCAGGGAGCGGCGCAGTTCGCCGACCAGCTCTATGTCTCCGTCAAGTCCGTCCGGGACACGCGCGCGCCGGGCGACTCCGTGATCGCGCACGTCTGCTATGCGAACGTCTCCGTTGAACTCATGGAGCGCCTCCATGCGCTTGAGCGCGACGGCTTCAAGGTCGCCACGCGGCACATCACGGACCGGGACCTCGCCTACTGGCAGCAGTTCACGAAGCACGACCCGCGCAGCGCGGCCCGACCGTGGGGCGGCATCGTGTTCGCGCGCCTCTGGCTCCCGCTGCTATTGCCGAACGTGGAAAAATGCGTCTACCTCGACGCAGACACGATGTGCCGCGCGCCGATCTCGGAGCTTTTCTCAAAGCCGCTCCCGGAAGGCAAGTGGCTCGGGATGGACATGGGGTCGGTTCCCGAATACGGCTACAACTCCGGCGTGATGCTGATGGACTTCGCCGCCATGCGCGCGGACAAGACGCTCTACCAGCGGCTCGGCGAGTTCATGCAGAAGAACACGCGTTCTTTCTATTGCCCGGACCAGACCACGATCAACCGCTTCTTCGCGGACAGGATCGCGGAGATCGGGCGCGAGTGGAACTACCCGCCCACGCCGGGCGTCGCCGACCCCGCGATGGCGGCGGCGAAGCTCTGGCACTTCTACAACGGGACGCAAAAACCATACCGAATCGCGGGGGACGACTTCGGGCGCGCGCTCGTCGCGTGGAACAACCAACTTCAAGGAGACTAGGAATGCCGACCGAACTTGGGAACACTCCGCTGAACACGAACATCGTCAACACTGGCGACCTTGCAAACCTCGCGCTCGACTCGACCTTGCAGCGCGTTGCGGCGGCGCTTGAAACGGACTCGCGCTACATCGTCCTTCCTTATGTCACGGCGTCGAGCGGAATCACACTTGCGCTCAACACGGCGGTCTACCGCTCTGCCCTGAACGCGGACGGCACGTTCCCGACGATCACGGCGACGGGCATTCCGACGGCGGCGGCATACTACCAGTTCGAGCTTGAGCTGGCCGTTCCAAGCACCGTGCCTTCGACCATCACGGGGCCGAGCGGCTGGACGTGGCTCGACGGCCACGGTCTGCCCGACCCGGCTGACTTGAGCGGCGGCGAGACGATCTGCATCTCGGTGCGGCTGGACTGCACGGCGCGCACGTTCCTCGCGTCGGTTTGGAGGGTGGCGTAATGTATCCCATTCCGGCCAACGCGACGCGCATCCGGTACTTGGAAAGTACCGGGACGCAGTACATCGATACAGGGGTATTGTGCGACAACAATACCAATGTAGAAATTGGAGCGCTCTGGAATACCACATCATACAACATGATTATGTTTGGAGTGCTTGACAATTCGTCTGGCACGACATATCGGTTTATGACCCAAATTTATAACCAAAACAATCCACAGTCGTATTGGGGGGCGTCGACATCTAGCACGAGAAGCGGCGCGGCGAGAAACGAGTGGCATGATTACGCTCTTGGGAGCGGAGTTTTCAAGGTGGACGGATCGACGGTGCAGACATGGGCGGACGTGTCGTTCACCACGACGGCAAACCTTTTCGTGCTCGCAAGAAGCCTCAAGAACGTCAATGACCCGGCGACAATTGCTGATTCGTTTTTTCGTGGGCGTGTCCGGTATGTGCGAATTACGAAATCCGGCGTCCTCGTCCGCGACTTCGTCCCCGTCCGCGTCGGCACGGTCGGCTACCTCTTCGACCGGGTGAGCGGGCAGCTCTTCGGCAACGCGGGGACGGGCGACTTCGTCCTCGGCCCGGACACGTTCTCGCAGGGCGTGCTGCCGACGAGGATGTGCGTGATGGGGGTGAGGAAGAAGTTGCCTTACGACGCCGAGGTGGAATACATCGAGATCGGCGGCGACGGCGCGTTCATCGACACGGGCGTGACGCCGCAGAACAGTCCGTCCGCCACGATTCGCGCACAGTATCTAGGCACATCGCAGTCGAGCGCACAGACGACGCCGCTCTTCGGGCGAAGAGTTTTCGGCGGAGCAAGCAAATATTTCGCGTTCTGGGTTCGTTCCGACACGCTCAAGATGGCGGTCAACTGGGGTACATACGATACGGGCTGGCAGAGCCAAACGACGGACAAGACCGCATTCCACGACTACGCCCTCAACTCGTCCGGCGGCTACTTCGACGGGACAAACTTCGTTTCCGTCGCGTCAGGCGGGAGCATCGGCGATTGGACTGGCGTTCCGTTGGGCGTCGGCGGTGTTGTGCAGTCTGGCGGCGCGTCGGCATTAGAGACTCGCGGCGTGAAACTCCGTATCGCATCGTTTGCGCTCTACAACGGTGGCGTTCTCGCGTTCGATGGAATCGCGGTCCGCAAAGGCCAGGTCGGCTACCTCTACGACAAGGTTTCCAAGCAGCTCTTCGGCAACGCCGGAACCGGCGCGTTCACAATCGGCCCCGACAAATAGGAGACACCCATGTTCGCGAAACTCATCGACCAGACAACGATCTCGACGACCCCTCCGCGCTCCGCCGTGATCGACGGCGCGTTCGTGTGCGGCACGCTCCCGGAGCCGTATCTCAACTCGCAGGGCTGGTATCGGCTCGAGACCACGCCCGCGCCGGAAACGCAGGACGGATACCACGCCGAACCGCGCTACGCCTACGACAACGACGAGGCACCGACGCGCATCGTCCAGTCATGGGAGGTCGTGCAAGACGCGCCCCCGCCGCCGCGCTCGATCAGCAAGTTCAAGCTCAAGCTCGAGATCGCCAAGCGCGGTCTGCTTCCCGCTTTCGAGCAGCTTCTTGCCGGCTTCGAAGTCGCGCCCGGCTATCCTGCGACGGACGCATTCCGCGATGCTGTGACGCTCGACGAGAACAACGCGGACTTCAAGCAGGCGGTCGAAGCCGTGAAGAAGACTCTCGGCATCACGGCCGAACAAGTGGAGGAGATTTTGTCCGCGAGCGTCGCGGACTGAACATCGTCCGCGGTCCGGGTGGGCCGCGGCATTCCAAACAACAACAACAACAAAAGGAACGAACCATGACACACGAAACGAAGAAGCGGGTCAAGGCGGATGCGTTTGCCGAAATGCGGCGCACGGCGCTTGCCTGCATGATGGCGGTCGTCGGGACCGACATCGAAGACACCTGGGACGGCGTGATGAACGCCAAGGCCAAGGTCGGGAAATACGGCGACGAGTCCGAACGCGCGGCGTTCGACATGGCGCAGGACAAGTGGATGCACGCCTATCTCGAGGAGTGGACCTGCGAAAAGGTCCGCGCCGCGGAAGCGCTGCTCGAACACGAAAAAGACGCCGAACACGAGGAAGCGCTTGCCGCCAAGCGCGCCTAGGAAAAAGCTTCCCCCGCCGGGTGGCGGGACGAAGACCAAAGAACAACAACAACAACAAGAAAGGAAGTCACAACATGACTGACGAAACGAACAACAAGCCCGACTATCTCGGTCAGGGTCTCCGCGGTCCGGTGTGGACGGCAGCCTCCGTCGGCATCGGCGGTCTCGCGCTCTACGCGCTCAACACGCTCGCCCGTGGCGGGTTCGGCTTCGGCGGCGGCATGCCGCCCGCCGGCGATCCGCCCTGGGCCCGCGACATGACCTACGAGCGTGAGCTCACCAAGGCCAACGCCGAGACCGCCGCGCTCCAGGCGAAGCTGGACTGCCAGAACGCGATCATCGCGTCCGAGCGCCGCTACGAGGACAAGTTCGACGCCATCGAGCGCGAGATCTGCGCGCAGAAGGTCCACAACGCCGTCAACGACGGCGCGGTGGCCGGCATCGCCGCCCAGACGGCGCAGCTTCAGAAGCTGACCGCTCCCTACATTGTGCAGCCCGTGATGGCCGCTTCGGAGGGTGCGCTCAACTACGTCCCGCCCGCCTTCGCGGCGGCGAAGGCGACGGGCGCGTCCACCACGACCGCCGCGGCCGCCTAATAAAACCCCTCCTCCCCGTCCGCGAGGGCGGGGAGGAGGACTTCGGACGAAAGGATTCGAAAACATGAAATTCGCAGACTTCAACGAAATCGTCAACCGCTTCGCCAAGACGAACGTCATGCCCTCCCTGAAGACGGCGCAGTCGCGCTTCCTCATGGGGATGGCGCTCGGGGCCGGCGTGCTCAAGGCCGAGACGATGATCCCGCAGCTCGACGCGCTCCACGTCGTGACCTACGACGAGGACGGCAAGCCCGACGGCATCGACACCCGGCGCCTCGGTGACGCGCTCATGGGCGGCTTCGACGCCTCCCCGGAGTTCGTCTTCGACAAGTTCGGACTCAAGCTCAACTTCACGAAGGACGACGCCAAGGCGTTCCTCAAGGAGCTTGGGGTCGCAGCCTAGACCAATCACCAGCCCAGCCGCAAGCCATGCCCACGTATCCCGCAAACTCTCTCGGCCAACCGATGTTCACCCGGCATCCCTTCGGGGAGCCGAAGTGGCAGCTCGCCTCGCAAAGCGAGTTCGACGGCCTCGCGCCGTCGCAGATCGTCCGCTATCTCAACGCGGGCGACCGTGGTTTCGAGGACGCGGAGAGCCAGAGCAGGCTTGCGGCGCGGCTGGACGCGACGCCCGACGCGGACAACCTCGTGACGAATCCAGCGCCGGCGGGCGAGGCGAAGGGCGTGACGGTCGACGCGCACCGTTACGTCGTCGATCCGATCGTGGACGACCGCCACCAGTTCACCGGGCTCTACACGGGCGGCCCGATCCGCGTGACGGACGAACCGACGCGCGATGGCGGCGCGCACAAGCGCTGCACCCAAGTCCTCACGCGGACGTTCTGCGCGGGGCACGGATACTGGAAAGACGAGGCTGGGCGCTACCACGCCGCATGGCCGACGGCGTTCGACGAGGACGGCAAGCCGACGGCGTGGACGGCGCGCAACCCGGAAGCGGACGAGCAGGTCCACTACGAGGCAGGCGATCCGACGTGGCTTCCCGTGCCGGAGGACGCGGACATCCGCGAATACATGAGCGCGGACGACGCGCTCAAGTTCCACCGCCCCGCGCTCGACTCGCGGCTCACGCCGTATCTCGTGCTCCAGGACAAATTCCCCGGCTCCTTCACGCGGGAGGTCTACTGGCGCGAGTTCACGCATGAGTCGATCGCGCAGCTGGAAGAACTCGGCAAGGACCGCGCACGGCTGGAAGCCGTCGTGAAGTGGCACTTCACGGGCAAGGTCGCGCCGCAGGTGCTGGACGCGCACGTCCGGCTCGACCCGCAGACCAACACGGTCGTGTTCGTCTGTTCGCTGCTCTACGTGCAGCTCGGCGAGCCGAAGACGCCGGAAGAGCTGCTCGACCTGCCGTTCGTGGCCGGCCCCTGCACACGCGAGACGCTGCGGATGTTCGGGTGGAACCAGTTGCGGGACGGCGAGGGCTACAAATACACGCACGTCTTCACTTGGCCACGCCTCAAGGACACGCCGGAGGTTCGCGCGGCGCTTGAGTTCGTCAAGGACAACAAGCCGGTCGCGGCGCAGACGGACGAGTCCGGCGCCGAGATCCGTCCTGCCTACGACTCGTGGATCGTCGCGCTTCTCTCAAGGCACGGCGAGACGAATCCCGGCTATGCAGGTTACGAGACGAGCAAGCCGGAACCGGTTCTCGACAACAGCCAGGCGGACAACACGGGGCGGCTTACGGCGCCGCTCACGACGCCGAAAGGTTCGGCGCCCGATTCGGACAATCAAGGAATGACGCTCGCGACGGCTCCGGCGCAGTTCTACCGGATTGCGAAGCAGGGCATCTCTGTCGACCAAGACGGTTCGCTTTCGTTCTCGATCGTCCTTGCCCGCTCAGAATGGCACGGTGCGGACGACGGCAAGGATTGGGAAAGCAACGGGCAGCGACAGCTTTCGTCCGTTTCGTCGCCGGATGGCTGGGGAATCGCCGAAACGCGGACGATTCCGTCCGTCCCTCGCGAGAACGCGATCCCGACCATGATCGGAATCAAGGCCGCGACATTGGAGATCATCACGGCCAAGCACCAGACGGAGGGCGCAGAAGGGCATTCGGACGTATCGTTCACGCGGGCCCAACTCTACGACTACGAGACCAAGATTCCTGCGAACACGCAGAATCCGTTCGGCATCGACTTCGATGCGACCAGCCAGGGTTACAACCCTTACCCACGCCCGACCTACAATCTGACTTACGAGCGGGTTTCGCCGGGAGCGGTTTCCAACCTGATTTCGAAAATCAAGAGCAAGCTCGGCGGCGACCCGGCGATTTCGCTTACGTATCACCCGGAAGGCTACTACACGGTTTGGGCTCGCGGAACCGGCAAGGTGCCGCGTCATATCGAGGAATGGTTGACTTCTGTCGATTGGTTCAAGCACGAGACGGTCGAGCAATGGCTCGGCGTAACGCTCGGGACGAAGGGCGGCACAGGGCCGGACGCGAGCGAGCGCGGGTTCTACGATACAATCACGGTCAATTCGAACACCGGCGCGGAGACGAAATCCGGCTGGCATTCGCTCGCGTCAATCCGCGGCGACCTGGACGCGAACTGGATGGGCTCGGAGACGAGTTCGGAAAACAAATTGTTCGTCACGCTTGCGAACAACACGAAAAGCGAAGTGTCTTTCTCGCACGGGCACAATCACGGACATTGGGCGTCAATGTCGGTTTCCGACGACCCGGATTCGCTTGGAGGACACGGAGACGGGACTCGGACGGACAACGCCGGAAACACGGACGACAAAAAACGCTCCCACGCGATTACGAGCGTCCGCGTCTCGACGAACGAGGACGGGACGTTCAATCTCACGATCAACAGGACGTATCCGCACCAACGCGTCTGGGTCTGGCGCGAGAAGCAGGCGACGCGCAAGGGCAAGTGGCGCTTCGTCTACCGGGCGTCATACCGGAACTGGCCGAGCCGGCACGCGATCTACAACGATCTCGTGACGAACTTCGTTGCCTACGTATATACAGCTTACGGAGTGACCGTCAATCTAAACGGCGACGACTGGACATGGCATTATTCGCCGTCCGTGAATGTTTTCGGTCTTGTCGATGATGGCGGCGTGTCGCTTACGCCGGTCGAATGGAACCAACCCAACGCAAAGAATCACAATGCCGGGGATGAAGGAATCGACAATCTGTCAAATTACAAAATCCACGCTATTCCATGGTCGGCTTCCGGGAAATACAAGACGAGCCCGGACGCGGCTCTTGCCGTAGGACCGGCGTTTCACCCGTTGCTCGGATACGTGTTCAACATCGAGAAACAACCGATTTACTTCGGGCACTACGACGATTACGATTCCGCAAAACGTGTTTTCGATGCACTCGGAGAAGTTTACGGAGACGACGGAAGCTCCAAAGAGCCGTCGTGGAACAACCGACAATGGACATTCAAGCTCGTCGGGAACAAATGCTATGGGCCGACGGCGTTTGCCTACAATGGAGAACATCCGGGGCCGACGGATTTGTCCATCGACCCGAAGGACCCAGACCCCGCCGGCGAACAACTCGACGCGCGAACGTCGCTCCTGAACAAACATCTCAAAGATGCTGGCGGCGACAAAGCCGTCAAGCGAGCTGAATGGGAGCGCTGGTTCAAAGGCGGAGCCGGGGAGAATGGGATCCAGCAAGACGAGTAGCGGTGGAGGCCGTACGCCATGAACGAAGCGGAACGCTCGGTGGAAGAATCGAACAAAATCGCGCAGGAACTCAAGGTCGAAGAACTTGAAAGGCAGGTCGCTCGGCTGGCAAGTCTTTGTGAAAGATTGTCCGCGCAACTGGCTGAAACGCAACGTCAAGTCGAACAGGCGCAGCTTACGGCCGACGAGGCGCTTGGCGACGCGGAAGAATCGGAGTCCGGCTCAACCACATCCTCGTCCGACGCCGCCGGGTCCTCGACAGAAGAGTTGCCGACGCCGGCCGTCCCGCCGCATGCCTTTCAGGTGACGACAACGCCGGAAGGGAAAGTATACTGTCTGCTCCCCAAGGGCGAGGACGGGACGTATTTCCCCGGCGCATTGGGAGGAAAGCACCTCGGAAACGACGCCGGGGAGACCGCGGAGGACAATGCTGGCCCGTATCCGGCCGGCGGGCAAGGGAGCGGGTCGGATGAGCCTTCCACATGGGCTCACTACGGCTGGTATGAAGTCGGCGAGATGGACGCGGGATCCGAGGAAGTGAACGACAAAATGGTTGTCGCGACCTTTACGGTTCCCGTCGATCCGCCGGAGGACGAACGCGGGAGCGGGACGGCAACGGCGGAGACGAAGGGACCCCAGCTCGACAGCGTGAGTCTGGAGGATGCAAGCGACTGGAAGGGAACGTGCGAGCGGAGCTGGAAGGAATACGACGATCCGGAGTCCGGGTCCGTGACGCGCAAGGTCCCGATTGCGATGGTCGCCAACGGGCTTGTCACACAGCTCACGATGACGCCATTTCTTTCGCTTGGCAGCAATGGCAGTGGCGATGACTGGCATCCGGACAGCGAGTGTGGCGTATACCTGTCCCTCGATCCGGAGAACGAGCACGCCTGCCCCAAGTATGTCGAGGAGTCATACACGGAGACCGAAACGCACGTTGTCGGAAAGGACCTCAACGGCAATCCGATCACGAGAGAAGTCGAGGTCACGAAGACGCGGCCGAAGCAGGCCGAGGACGCGCTGGGCAACAAGCTGACCAATCCGGACGGAAGCCCGATCTACGAGCAGGCGAAGGACGAAGGCGGCTATCCGCTCTACAACAGGCCAAAACATCAGGTTCACAATTTCGAAACCGGGGACGATGGCGGGGACACGACGATCGACGCCGAATACAACCGGACGAACGAGCTCGTCGCCGTCCGCGTTCCGAAGAACGGCGGCGCCGAGCTGATGTGGCGGCACGTCAAGTTTTCGCAGGAGGCACCATGCCCGCCTGTGATCGAAGTCTCGGAGCCGGTGCGATACGGGAACGTAATCAAATTCACGATTTCCATTTACGAGGGGGCGAAGGGGAATGGGAATGGTTCTTCGAGCGGGTCTTGCGGAAAAGGAGCGCTGATCAGCGCGACGGATGTGGAGATCCCGATCATCGATCCGAACCTGGCTCTTCAGGAGAAGTGCGTCATAACGGACGTGATCGTTTCGTCGACCGGCATTACGTTCACGAGGGAGAAGGTTCTTTGCTCGGTCGGCGCCGGAGCTTGCGCCCCGATCACGCTTGAAGGGGAGGCGTGTGAGGAGACATGAAAATCTTCATGCGGAACGGGAAGCCGATCCTTCGCAACGGAAAGTTCGTGACGGGGGATTGCTGCTGCGGGTGCGAGAGCGACGTCCGGTGCGGGTTGCCGCATACGGCAATCGACTTGAGCGATCCGTCTGTGGTATCCGGAACCGGGCAGGGGTTGACCGCTTCCGACCGACCAACTCTTACTTTGTCATTCATGCCAAATGGCGGAGGGGAAGCCGGGACAAAAAGCACGGTGCAAATAGCAAGGTTTAGCACGGCTTGGAGGTGGACGATCGAAACGAACCCGGAGCCGACGTGGGGGCATAATTGCTATGACAAATGTTCCTCCAGAGTCCGAACAAGTTATCTGAAGTGGGCGGGAGACCCGAACGTCGAACTGTTTGAATATGGCACCCTGACTTTGAGACTGGAAACCGCAGCCGATGCAAGATTCGTGATGAATGTCACGGTGTTGCGTTCTTATCTTTCCGAAGTGACAAATAAAGCCGATGGGTTGTCGTACCGGGCCGCGCGATACAATCCTCCCAATGGCGACAGCTTTACCATGTCCGTCGAAAATTCTAATTATGCCCAGATCGGCATAGGCCAACGGTTCAACTGAAGACATGTGCAACTGCAAGAAAGACAAGACGATGAACGCACTCTTACTCCCGCCGCCGATTGTCGGAGGGCAGAAAACAAAACCCGATTCTGTCGCAATCCGGTCCGGCGCGTGCCCGTTTTGCCTGCGCAAGCACCTGCTCAAGGCAGACGGATACGCGGAAGAGGTTGACGAGGATCCCACGCGGGACTGGGAACGCGAGCAGCTTCTCAAGAACCTGCTGCTGGCGGAGGATCACGCGGCCGCGCTCGGCGACGCGGGCTTCAAGGCGGCGATCCGCGATGAGCGCCTGAAGGCGGAGCGGGGCGAAATGCCGACCCTCGCGCCGCTCCTCGCGCGGGCGCGGGAGATGGTTGCGAAAGCGGGCGGACATGGTAGCCCTGTGATAGAGAACAAGGCGGAGGGCGCACGCGCCGGCGCGCAGCCCGTCCCCGCCGCCCGGACGGGAGAATGAACGACATGGACGAAGAGCTACGGAGACAACAGCAGGCCCAGGCGGCGTTCGGAACGGCGCCTGCGCAGGACCCGCAGCAGGCGGTGGCCGACATCAAGGCCCGTGGGGCGGCGAACGCGCCGGTCCCGGGAGATGGGGCGCATGCCGGAGAAAACATGGCCCGCATCCAGGACGAGACGGCGCGAAGCGCGAACCTTCTCGGCACCGGAATGCCGGAGGCGCAATCGTGGGGCGTCCCGGGCGCCGACGCGTCGCTGCGGCAGCAGTTCGGCGCGCAGGTCGAGTCCGCGTTCGGACCGGCGGCGCCGGCCCCGCAGGACCCGACGCGGCTCGACCCGGCGCTCGGCGAGGGGCTCGACGCCGGAACGCGCGACGCGATCCAGACCAACTTCGACGAGAACCTCAAGGCCGCCCGCGACGCGGTGGCCCGCCAGTCCTGGCGCGGCGGCCGGTTCGCCGGCGCGTCCCGCCGCGACGGATCCGGCGACGAGATTTCCGCCTACCGAGACCGCCTGCTCAAGCTGGCCGACGAAACCATGCAGCGCCAGGCCGTCGACAAGACACGGGAGCGACCAGCCGATCCGTATGCTCCTCAGCGCGAGCGCGAAGCGCTCGTCGCACGGCGTCTCGGCACATTCGACCTGTTTTCCGACGCAAAGGCGACGAGAACGCCAATCTCGGCGCAGACCGTCCAGACCCAGGCCTACGACAAGGTGCTCATGGGCAATGACAACCGCGATCTGTTCGATTCGTTCCTGTAAGGAGTATTGATGATGACTGAAGAAGAGCGCAAAAGGAACATGGACGAAGCGCGAGCGCAGCTCGCGCAAACAGATCAGCTCCTGAAAAACCGCGCCGAGGAACGTGCTCGCCGCGAGAAGGCCGATGCAGACAGAAAGCGCGGCATTATCGGGAACGTTCAACGAGACGCGGCAGACGATCTTGTCGAGGCTGGCGCAAAACGTCAGCCTATGGCGCTCACCGGACAGGATGCGGAAGAGTATTTCAAAGAACGGGACAATCTAAAGAGTGCTTCCGCAGCGGCCGGAAAGACTGCGCTCGGAGCCGGTGAAGACAGGCTTGGCAGACTTGAGACGAGAGGACGCCAGAATGTTATCGACCTGAAGAACCGGCAGGCGCACGACGCGATCAACGCCTACTACGGGCCTCTCATCCGGCAGGGCAAGGCGTCCCCGTTCCATGCGCTCGCGGCACACGAGGAGCAGCGGCGGCGCTACGAGGAGAAGACGCGCCTGCAGGGCGACTACGACAAGCTCAAGCAGGAGCAGGACGAGAAGCAGAAGGCCGCGCAGGCGGCCGCGGAGGACCTGCACAAGCGCATGGGGTCGAGCACGTTCGCCGTCTTCACGGCGCTTGACCGCCTCAACGATCCGGATCTCTCCGACAGCGAGCGCGCTTCGACCCTTTCCGTCGCGGCGGCCGCCGCGCAGAAGCTCGGAGACCAGTTCGTGGAGAACAAGTTCGGCGCGGATTCCGGCTACCGATCGGAGGTCGTGAAGGTTGAGGGGGAGAACCCCGCCACGGGGCGCACGGCCGTCGGATACGAGATCATGGTGAAAGACAGGAACGGAAACCCCGTCATGGACTACCGGACCGGGCGTCCACTCGTGATGAAGCTCGACGCGGACCGTGCCCGCAAGGCGATGGAGCAGCACTTCGGCTACGAGTTCCAGACGGACGAGGACGGAAAGCGGTCTTTTTCCGTGAACAAGGGTGGTGGCGAGCTCCGGGACGGCCGCTTCTCGTTCGGACGCCAGGACTTCGGCTCCATGCAGGTCGGCGACCGCCTCTTCGGCGGGCAGTATTCGGCCAAGACGCGCGACGAGATGGACAAGCAGGCGCGCGAGAGGCAGCAGGCCGAGGACGCGCACGCACTCGCCGAAGAGAGGATCGAGTCCTCGAAGAGCGCTCGCAGGCTTGCCGGCAACGCGGACGCGCGCGCCGCCGCCGCCGCCGATCGGGATGAGCGCATGGCAACGCTCAAGGAAGAAGCGCAGCGGTTGCAAAACCAGTATGAGCAAGAGACGATGCCGGACCGCAAGAGGGCGGTCCAGAAGCAAATCGAGCAAATCGAAGCGCAGATCGATCATCTGACAAAGAGCGACGAGCTTGCCGGCAACGCGGACGCGCGCGCCGCCGCGGAAAGCGCTGCGCGAGTCAAACAAATCCAGGCCGAGACGCGGCTGACGGAAGAGAAGGTCGCCCAGCTTCAAGCGGCGGCGCAAGCCGCAAAGGAATCTGGGAAGAAGTCCGACGTGGACGAGTTCGTCCTCAAGACGGCGTCCGATCTCGTGAAAGACCAGCAGTTCCGTGCGAACTACGACACGACGCAGCAGGCCGCGGATGCGGCGCGGGAAATCGCGCGGCGGCTCGTGGAAGCGTCCGGCCCGGCGCAGTCCGGAGAGCAAGGGAAACCCGCGTCGTCAAGCAAACTCGATGCATACGCAACGGGAAGAAGAGAAGGCGAACGCGGCGCGTCCGCCGGAGCGGGGACGAGAACGACGGGTGGAGGCGACGATCTGGGCATTGTCAAGCCGAATCCTCTCAAACAAACCGGAGGCGTCATCAAGACAGACGACGGCGCTTTCTACTATGACAAGGAGGACATCGAGGACCGCTTTAACGAGGAGACGGGACAAAACGACGCCGTGCCACGAGAAGGCGCCAAGCCGTTCTTCGTTTCAAAGACCGAGCTTCCGAAGGTTCTACAAGACGTTCACTACGTAAACAGAACCGGCATCCGAGAAATCGCATTCCGAGTTCCCGGCGCGGACAGTCCAGCCGATGGCAGCGCACAAGAGACGGTCATTGAAATCCTGGACCGCATGGGCTACCAGCCGCCGGAGGACGGCGAGTATTTTCTGACTGAAGCCGAAAAGCGAAAACTCGACAAGTGGATTCGCGACGAGAAGCTTCCGCCAAGGCCGCGCGACAGCAAGCACAACAAGAATCGCCGATAATCGAACGACATGTCAACCGACAATCTTGGCCTACCGACCTCCCTCGACGAAGAAGAGAAGAACCGGTCCGCGCTCGAGGAGGCCGAGCGGGCCGCATCGGCCGCGCGGGCGCCGCTGCCGAGCGCGGACGAGCCGGAGTCGGATTTGTCCGCACAGGTCGATCCGGTTGCGGACGCGAGCGACGTGCCACGGGACGAACCCGTCCCAGCTCCGGAGCCGAGCCCCGCTTTCGCGGACGAGCAACCGGTCCCGCCGCCGGACGAAAGGCCGGAGGAATCCGCCGATTCTTCTCCAGCCACGTCCGAGCCGGAGAAAATCCAGCCGGAATGGGATTCCGAAAACGGTTGGGAGGAAGGGTGGGAGGACCGCGAAGACCGGCGTCCGGGAGAGGACGACTGGACCACGCTTCGCCGCCACAACCTGGCCGACATCGGCAACGAGCTGGCCGTCATTGCAAACGCGGCGCGCTCGAACGAGACCGTAGACCGGACTTTTCGTTCCATTGACGGCTTCGGCGGCGCCGGCGCGGACGAGATGCTGGACATTCTCGCGAACGGAACGGATCGCTTCCTCGACCGGGACGATACGGTTGCACAAGACCTCTACAAGACGCTGGAACGCGCAACGGACGGCATCTACTCGCAGCTCGGCGGCAAGATCGAGGATTTCTGGATCGGAAACCGGCGCGTCGTCCATGACGATTACGCCTTTGGCGTCGTCCGCGACCAGCAGGACGTCGACGACCGCCGCCGGTTCATGGACGAACAGGACGCCCGCGCACGGCAAATGGCGAAGGAGGTCGCGTTTCTCAAGCAGAACCACGACCGTTCGCTTTTCGGGCGCATGCTTTGGCATGTCCGAAATGACGAGGACTGGAACGATGAAAGATTCGGCGTGTTCGACGGAACGAACAAGCTCACGCTGAACGAAATCGAAGAAGTCGCCGGCATGAGCGGCTTCAAAGAAGCGAAGAATCACGTGGCGCAGGAGCGCTTCGACGCCCTTGCCAAAGCCGTCCACGAGCGCTACCTCAAGGAACGCGGGGAGCGGTCGGTCTTGGAGGCGGCGTCGGACAATTTCCGCGGCGGCCTCGTCGAGCTCGGCACGATGGAGGAAAGCCTGCGGAACCTTCTCGTCAACGGCGGAAGCGGCGAGGCTTTCATGCGCCGCGCCCGCGAGCTCAAGGACGTGGAAGAGCTCAATGCCGCCGAGACGCCGACGGGCCGCGATTTCACGGAGATCGGCGGGCCGCTCGAAGCGCTCGGGTGGATGTTCCAGCAGTTTTCGCGCCTCGCCCCGCAGATGATCGCCCAGTTCGGCATCGCGCTCGGGACGGGCGGCGCGGGCAATCTCGCGGCCGGAGCGGCAGGGCGCATGGGCGCCTCCGCCGCGACGAAGGCGGCGATCCGCTCGGGCTTTTCGCGTGTCGGCGGCTACGCGACGACGGTCGCGCTCGACGTGGCCGACGTGACCGGACAACTCGCGGGAGAAGCCGCCGAGCGCGGGCAGGAAGGAATCGACCTGGGGGAGCTGGCGCTCGTTTCCGTGCCGTTCGTCGGCGCGGACCTCTACGGCTCGATCGGGCGCGGCGTCCGGCGCGCGGCCGGGAAGGCGGCCGGCGACATCGCGCGCGACATGGCGAAGAGCGCGCAGGTCTACACGGCGCGCGGGTTCTGGCACGACGTCCTGCGCGGCTCCACGAGGGTTCTCAAGGACGCGGGGCTCGAAGGCGCGACGGAGGCGGCGCAGGACTGGTTCGTCCGCCTCGGCAACCTCGGCAAGAACGGGACGCTGGCGCTGGCGGGGCAGGGCGAAGAGAGCTTCGACGTGTTCGACGCCATGCTCGGGAGCGCGGAGACGTTTTTTGCGGCGGCCGCAAGCGGCGGCGCCGGCGCAATCGGGAGCTATGCGAATTTCGGGAAGAACTCTTCGTTCACGGGCGAGTATTGGCAGCAGAAGCGCCAGTTCGAGCGAAGCGCCCCGCGCGTGGACCGCTACATGGGCTGGGAGGCCGGTACGACGGCCCGGATCGTCCGCGCCGGAAAGGCGGGGTCGGACGTGGAGTCCGCTCGCAACGGCTACGGCTCCGTCCTCGCGGAAATCCTGCGCGACCAGGCGGCGGGCAACGCAACGCGGCTCGACGCGCTGGATGCGACCCTGCTCGGGCAGGCGATCGTGGCCGGGCAGGCGATCAAAGACCTTGAGTCCGTGTCCCGCAACGCCGAGAGGAGCCTTGCCGCGGTCCGCGCCGGCGCGCGAATCGAAAAAAAGGACAAGGACGGAAATCCGACGGGCGAGTTCTACACGGCCGAGGAGCTTCTCCGCTTCAAGGAGCGGACGGACCACGCGCTGGAGAACGCGCGTGGCGTCAAGTCGCAGAAGCGCGACAACATGGGCGACAACGCGAAGGGCATCCTCGACGCGCTGGACGCGACGATCGGCGGTCCGACCCTTGCGGAAGGCGTCCGCATGCAGCGCGAGCGCGTGGCCGCCGGCGCGCAAGCCGACCCGATCCGCACGGAAGGGTTCGACGTGCCGGTCGTGCCGCCGTCGGTGGACGAGCGCACGGGCGTCGTGACGACCGTCTACATGGAGCGCGAGCAGGAGGGGTCGAGCCACCGGATGCAGATCGTGGAGACGCTCGACCCGGATTCCGGCGACATCGTCTACCGCGTGAAGAACCTTCGCTCGGACGCACGGCCCGCCGACGCGGCGAGCGAGTTCCTGGCGCGCGACTTCGGCGGCGACGACAAGGCCGCTCTCGCTGCGGCCCTCGACTTCGCGCGCGACTACGCGGACTGGTCGGCCGTCGGCGCGGCCGCCAACGAGGCGTTCGACCGCGCGGCCGCTTCCTACGTGGAGGCGAACTATCCCGGGCGCCTGGCGATCTGCGCGGACAACGAGACGGAGCTTTTCGCGAAGCTCGCGGACGCCGGGATCGACCTCGCGAGCGGCGACTACAGGACCGACACGGACGAACGGCTGCGCTCCCTGTTCCACGGGAGCCAGGAGAGCGCACTCACCGTCCCGCCGCTCGCCGACCGCGACGGCCCGGTCTTTTCCGTGATCGTGCGAGCCCGCAACGCGACGCCCGCTACCCTCGCGGCGACCCTCGACCACGAGACGATGCACGTGGATTTCGCGCGCCGGATCCAAGAGGCGGTCTCCCGGCGAGAAAACCCGAAGACGGGCCGCATGGAGCTTGCGAACAAGCCGCTTCTGGACGAGCTGTTCGCCGGCTGGAAGAAGCCGGACGGCACGCCGATCGACCCGGCGGAGCTTTCCCCGGCCTTCCTGCAGCGCCGCGTCCGCGTGGCCCTTCTCGGACTGGACCGCGACGGGAGGGGCAACCCGCTCTCGCAGGAAGCCGTCCTTGAGGCCATGGCGGACGACGAGGCGCAGGAGCGCGAGGAGGAACTCTACGCCTACGCGACGGAGAGCGTGAACGCGGGCGCTTCGGAGGGCACCGGCCTCGTGGCGGGGCTCGTCCATCCGTTCCGCGCGCGCAAGATGCGAATCCTGCGGCAGACGCACCCGGAGCTCGTGAAGTTCGCCGGCGCCTACGTGGCCGGGCGTCTCGGTGCCTTTACCGGCGGAATGGGCGGAGGGGTCGTGACCGACATGTGGGAGGACACGGCCGCGACGGACGACGAGATCGCGGACTATCTCTTCCGGCTTCGCCAGCCACCGGCGAGCGACTACGCGCCCAATCCGCACGCGGACGATCCGGAAGGGGCCCGCCGCGCGCTCGGCGTGGAACCCTCCGCGCCGGAGGAAGGCAGGACGAGCGGGGCCGGCGAAAGCGGCTCTCCCGGCGCTCCCGCGCCCGCGGAGCGCAACTACGCCTCGCGCGAAGAAATCGTGGCGGACCTCGCGGCTGCGAGGGAGAACATGGCCGGTCTCCGCAGGGCCAACGCGGAGTCCTCGCAGATCGACGAGGCGGCGAGCCGCGTCCGGCGCTTGCAGGGCATCCTGCGCGAGTGGGACGAATCGCACCGCGAGGCGCCGCGAGACGCGCGCCCCGCGCCCCGCGGGGCGCCGGCGGAGGCGCCGCAACCGCAACGACCCGCGCCCGCGGAAACGAGCCCGCAGGAAAACCGGACGGGTTCGAAAGCCCCGGAGGAGCCTGCGCCAAGCGCGACGCCGGAGCCCGCTCCCGCGGAGCCGCGGCCGATCCCGAAGGGGGACGGGCGGGCGCGCGTCCCGGCCGCCGGCAAGGGCAAGGTGTCGATGAAGTCGCCTGACCGCTCGGAGAGCTTCGACGGGACGGTCGCCTACATGGATCTCGGGGACATCGTGAACGACCAGGTTCCCGGGTTCGACATGGCGTTCCAGAACCGCGGGCAGAACGACGCGGCTCGCGAGGTGAAGGCGAAGCAGATCGGGATGAACCCCGACGCCGACACGCTCACGGACGCCGGGACGATGATCGACGAAGGGACGATCGTCGTTGCGAAGGTCGACGGCAAATTCATGGTGATCGCCGGAAACACGCGCGCGTGGGGCCTGCAGCTCGCCGCGCAGCTCGGAAAGCTCGGACCCGTGACGGAGCGCGTCCGGGCGGACGCCGCCATGGATGGCGTGGATCTTTCCGGAATGGCGAACCCCGTGAAGGTGCGCGTTCTCTCGGCCTCCTACACGCACGAACAGCTCGAACACATCGCGGAGGTGTCCAACCGCCAGAGCAAGAACCGCGTGGCGGACGAGAACCTCGCGCTCGACGATGCGAAGAAGATTCTCTCCGGCAAGAAGATCAAGGGCGCGTCCGGCTCGCTTCTGGACATGTTCGCTCCGGGGCCGGACGGCCAGCTCGACAACGCGAGCAACCGCGACTTCATGATGGCGTTCATCGCGGAGACTGGAGACAACGCCCTGCTCGGCAAGGACAAGGACGGGCGTCCGATCCCGAACGCGCAGGCATACGCGCGGGCGCAACGCGCGCTCGTGGCGGCGGTCCTCTTCGGCGAGAACGCCGACCGCGCGGAGACGGCGCGGATGCTCGGCGCGCTCATGGGCGAAGGCGCGGGCATGAAGAAGCTCGCCGCCGGCATTGCGGCTGCGGCCCCTTCGCTCGTCGCGGCCTTCCGCGGAAACAAGGCGTTCGACCTTTCGCCGGAACTCCGCGCCGCGTTGAACGAAATCGCGCAGGCGCGCGCGGACGGCGTGACCGTGGACGATCGCTTCGCGCAAGCCACGATGGACCTCGGTGACGAGTCCGCCGCGAAGACCGGACCGAACGCGCCCGCGCTCGTCAAAGACATCGCCCGCGCCCTCTGGAGCCGTGGCGTCGGAACCGGCAGGGGCGTTTCCGGGAAGGCCGTGCGGGAGCTGTTGCTCGACTACGCCGAGCGCGTCTACCGCCCCGCCAAAGGAACGCAGCCCGCATGGAAGCTCCCTGCGGAAGATGGCGAAGGCCTTTTTGGAGACGCGCTCCGCAACACGAAGCAGTCCGTGTGGAACGCGGCGCTCGCGGCAGCCATGAGGGACGATCAGGGCCTCGGCCTGCGCTCACGCAACGGCGAAGCAGGCATCCGCGCCCGGAACGACGACGGGAGCCTCAAGATCGCGTCGCACGAGCGCAAGCAGGTGCTAGCGGACGCGGAGCGCAAATTCGGGAAGAAGCCACTCGTGCAGGTGCCGCCGCGCGATCGCATCCAGACCGTGTTCGTGCAGAGTCGCAAGGCGCTCGGCGCGGCCGGCGTCCAGCCGTCCGCCGCCATGTCGGACGCGACGGCCGAGATCGTCTACCGCTACGACGGCGACGGCAAGGCGTTCGTCCTTGCGCGTCTCCCTGCGGAATATCCGGGTCTGGACCGCCAGCGCTACATGTTCGGCAGCAAAGAAGCAGACGAGGCGGCGAAGCGGCGCGAGCGCCGGGAGCTGGGGCGCATTGCGCGCCGGAACAACGGCAACGGCCGCTTCGACGGGATCTTCCAGCCGCTGCTCCTCGGGCCGGGCCCGCGCGCGCGGAACGGGGAGTTCTCGCCGCAGACGCCGGCGTTCAAGGCGCAGCTGGACGATGTGATCGCCCGCTACAAGGGGACGCCGCAGTGGCTCAAGGCCCCGAACGGGAAGGACTCCATCCTCGCGGCGACGCCGGACTACGGCCCGCTGCTCTGGGCGACCGTCCGCACGCAGAGCTTCAAGGACTGGTTCGGGGATTGGGAGAACGATCCAGCGAACGCGAGCAAGGTCGTGGACGCGAACGGCGAGCCGCGCGTGGTGTACCACGGGACGGGAAGCGAGGAGGAGTTCGAGTCCTTCGACCGCAACCGCGTCGGTTCGCGGTTCGAGAACGTGGACGTCGACTACAACTTCTTCTTCACGGCGTCCGAACTTGCGGCCGAAGGTTATGGGGAAGTGTATCCATTCTTCCTCAACATCCGCAACCCGGAGATTCGCAACGTCAGGTTCGAGGAAGGCGAAGAAGAGGTTGGCGACCTCGACCTCCACGAGGACATCATAAACGCCCACGACTTCGGCTCGGGTCAAATCGAACGCTCCGGCGCAAAACCGGAGAATGCCGACGGGCTCATCATGGGCGCGTTCCGCACGCCACCGCAGGCGGAAAGGGAAATCACCGAGCGCCACGCAAGGGAGATTCGGCCGGAACTTGAGCGTCTCCAGAAGGTCGACGAGGACGACATGGCGCTCCGCGACGAGAAAGACGCGCTGTGGCAGTCCGGCCTCGACGCGACGGTCAAAGCGCTGCGCGACGACGACAACGAGGCTACGCGAGACTTGATCCGCGACCTGCCGGATGATGCCGTTCGCGAAATCGCCAGGATCAAGTACAGGGAAGAGTTCAACGGGCTTCCGCGCGTAAAGGAAATAAACGAGATTCTCAAGCGTCACGGCAGGGAGGATCGCGAAACGCGGCTTCGCCTTGCGGACAAGCTGAACGCGGAGCTTGCGGCCGCGGGCCGCGAAACGCTTGATTCGGCGAATATATACGCGGTCGACGATCCGAACAACATCAAGTCCATCTTCAACTCGGGCGCGTTCTCCGCGTCCGACTCGCGGGTGAGGGCGCGTGGAGGGGAAATCGGTGGTGCACGCCTCGGGATCACGGCAGATGAAGCCAAGCGAATGGAGGCGGCTGGCGCGACGCGGGAAGAGATTTGGCGCGCAACAGGATGGTGGCGCGGCAAGGACGGAAAGTGGGGATTCGAGCTTGATCCGATTCCGTTAGAGGAGTTTGATAAGATCTACGGAATCCTAAAAAAGGAGCTTCGTGAACATCCTCTGCGGTACAACAATATACATGAGCCGAAGTTGGCTGGAAGGAAATATGCTGGTGTCTTCATGGAACAGGCCGCAGAGAAGTCTCCGTGGCTCCATCGACTGCTGCTTGCCTATCCGAGGCTGAGAAATGTCGGACTTGCCGCATGGCCCAGCAAAAGAGTGCTTGGCAAATACTACGGCGTGACGAGATTCCATCCCCTCCGTCCGTTGGGGAATGGGCAGTTCGATCCGGTTGACATCCATATCGGATTGCAGTTCCGAAAGAAGGAGTCAATCTGGCTGACCTTCATGCACGAGATTCAGCATACAATTCAGGCATATGAAGGATTCCCGAACGGCAATGCGTCCGAGAAAGCCGTCGTGGCAGAAGATCCGTCTGGTGGAGAGGATGGTGAAATCGAAGCGCAGCTCGTTTCCCTCCGCGCAACCATGACTGAGGACGAACGCCGTTCGGAGCCGCCGTGGGAAACAGAGCGGCGGATGCTTGAACGAGAAAGGGAAAACGATGCCCTTGCGAGCATTTTGACAAAGGCAAAAGTACCGGAACGCGAATTCGTCCGGAAGACGGGCGGTTTGTATTCTCTTGCGCAAGAAAGAATCTTGGACAATCCTCCGATGACGCGCGAGGAGGTTATTGATTATGTGAACCAAATCGCGAAGAGCATCGGCGCGGAACCGCTGCGCGTTCGGCAAGGCGATTCAAATATGCGCGAATCCAGCGTTCGCGCCCGCAACTCCGTCTCCGTTGCGGCGGCGGGGCGGCTCGGCATCACGAACGAGGAGGCGGAGCGGCTTGAGCGTGAGGGATACTTCCCGGACGAGATCTTCCGCCGCACGCGCTGGTATCGCGGCGTGAAGGACGACGAGTGGCGCTACGAGCTGGAGCCGGTTCAGCTCCGTCCGTGGCTCACGGCGTGGGGCGACGCGCCCGTGCGCAGGGCCGGAGGAAAGCGGCGCGCGATCGCGGACATCATCGGGGAGGACTCCCCGTTCCTGCGCGCCTACCCGGCCGCGCGCAACATCACGGTCGAGATCAAGGAGAACAAGGACGGCGGCGAGGGCGAACTCGTCGGCGACCGCATCACGGTCTGGGGCCGCAAGGGCCAGACGCTCGCGGAGTTCGCGCAGGACAAGGGCGATAACGGCCTGCTCAACAGCCTCGTGCACGAGCTCCAGCATTGGGTGCAGAACCAGGAGGGCTGGCCGGAGGGCTCGTCCCCGGGGAACTTCCGGTCCGACCGGAAGTCGAGGCGGCTTCGGCAGGCGGAGAACGAGCGGAGCCAGGCGTTCTGGAACGCCCGCCGTCTCGCCGCGCAGCACGGCTACGATACTTCTCCCGATGCGGTCGAGGATCGCGCCCGCCGCGGCGGGGACGAAGCCGCGGTCTCTGACATGGAGGCACTGCTTCCCGAGCAAGGCGAAACCGCCGCGGAGGAAGAGCCGTGGGTGGCGGACCTTCGCGAGCGCGTCGGACGCTACCGGCAGGCCGTCGCGAACGTGAAGCGGATCGCAGACGAGGACGGCTACCAGACCGCGTGGGACAAATACAACCGCGTTGCCGGCGAGGTGGAGTCGCGCAACGCGGGAAGCCGCGCCGCCATGAGTTCAGGGGAAGCGGCGGAGAATCCGCCGTGGACGACGATGGATGTATCGCCTCTGCGACAGACGATCGTCCGCAACGGCGAGGTCGTCGCGGCGAACGCGCGTCCTGCCGGCCGCCAGAAGCAGGCCGGCGTGGCCTACCCGGACGCCCGCGCGGAGATCGAGGCGCTCGACCTGCGCCCCGGCCTCGGAACGAGCGCCGAGGTGCGAGCCCGGAACCGCGACGAAATCATGGGCGTGCTTTCCAGCAAGCGCCCCGACCTCGACGCCGGCGCCGTCGCGGACGAAATCCTCAAGTTCGCCACGCCAAAAGAGCGCAAGCTCGCCCTGCATTGGGTCGTGCGCGGTGCGATCCGCCTGCCGGAGGACGCCTACAAGGTCGAGGACGCCGTTTCTGTGGCGGAGAAGGCGAAAGTCGATCCGTTCCGGTATGCCTCGCCGCTCGCGCTCCTGGAGGCGCACAAGCAGTTCAAGCCGAGTGCGCGTCCGATCGACCCCGCCACGGTGCCGGAACTGACCGACCAGCGCGACGAGGGCGACGGAATCGTGTCCTACCTCGTGCAGGACGACCGGCAGGGGCAGGCGGCCATGCGGAAAATCATCGACACGCATTGGGGCGAGGACGCGAACCCGTGGTGCCTGCTGGCAAAGAAAAAGAAGTGGACGTATGTCGAACTCACCAACGACTATGACGCCTATCAGGAAATGGAGCGCTGGTGGGCGCAGCTCCCGCATGACGAACGAGTCAGGATCGCCGGCGACCGAGCGGACGAGGAAAGCGTCATGGACGCAGACCCGGCGTCGGAATACTATGTTGACAACGTGGTTGACAATCCAGTTTCCTTGGACGATGCCTGGGACTACTGGCAGCATTACTCCGCCCTCCCGAAGCGCGTCGCGTTCAAGGACGGGAAGCTGCTCGCGTTCATGGCGACGGAGGACAAGGGCGACGATGCCGTGAACCTTGAAGACCGGCTCGAAGAACTGCGGTCGGAATTGCGTGGCGAAAGAGGCATGGTCGAAACAGGAAACTTCGCAAGGGAGTCCGAATACTGGGAGGCGAAGGAAAACGACGACCAAGCAACAATAGACGAAATCGTCAACGAATGGGATGAGTGGGTTGACAGTGATGCCGTTTCAGCAAGTTATGATGACGAAAGAGGCGTTGCTACCATTCGCAACTATGAAGGAGATTCCTTCTTCGACGAAGACGAGAATGGGAATCCTCGCGAATACCGCCGCCGCGCCGATGGCTCGTATGTCTTCGGCGGAGAGGCGGAGGAAGAATGGTGGGACCGTCAGGACGTTTCGCACCCGAACCTCGACTGGGCGCGTGGCGATGCGTCTGGCGTTCGTGCGCGCAACGCGGACGAGACGATGGCTGCGCGGCTCGGGCTCGGCAACGCGGACGAGGCGCGCCGCATGGAGCGCGAGGGCGCGAGCCGGCTCGACATCTGGCGCCGGACGGGTTGGTGGAAGCGCCCCGAGGACGGAATGTGGCGCATCGAGCTGCCCCCGCTCAAGTTCAAGACCGGTGCGTTCGAGCGGCTCTACGCATCCATCCACGCGAACCAGCAAAAGCTCAAGGGGTCGAAGTATACCCAGAAGAACCTGCCAACCTACGAGGATTGGCGCAGGGCGCTTGAAAGCGGAGGAAACGACGATCAATACACGGCACCCGCGGCGAAGATTGTCAGCGCGCTTTTCGAGACAGTTGCCGTGTGGTCTGCTGTTGAGATCCATAAGGCCGAAACGGGTGGAACGCAGGCATCCGGTCCGCACCGCTCGTGGTTCTACGATGATACAAGGCGTGACAAATATGGCGCAATGCCGCGAGAGGACTATGAGACCGTTGTAGCCGCCATCAAAGAATGGAAAGCACAGCACCCGGAGCAGGCGCGAATCCTCCAAGAAGCGGAACGCCCACGTGTCAGTTCCTATGACTGGGGGAATATCGTCGAGCGTGCGCGTAAACTCATCTACAACATGAAGCACGGTGCGGCCGCTCCACGGGAATTGCAGGGCAAGCTCCGAATGCGCTGGGCCGACATCGCGGCGGACGAGAACCGTGTTGAACGCCCGAATACTCTGCGCGAGCTTCTTTCCGACGACGATCCGGTGCTCAAGGCTCTCCCGGAGCTTGGAGACTTCCCGATCGTGTTCCAGAGCGATACTGGCCGCTACGGAGGCTGGGCCGGCACAGACAACATCACGCTCAACACAATCTGGACGAACGACAGGATGGGTGCGACCGATGCGGTGTTCGACACGCGGAAGACGCTTGCGCACGAGATCCAGCACAAGGTCCAGGCCGCCGTCGGGTTCATGCGTGGCGTAAACCCGGATGCGGTGAAGAGGGCGCGAGAAGATCGCTCGTATCGGTACGATCCTTGGACGAACGAGCAGCTGCGCGGAGACGAAAACCTCACGCCGGAACAGGTCTACATGGGCTGGGGTGGCGAGGTCGAGGCCCGCGCGGTCGAAGCCCGCATGCACCTCACGGACGAGCAGCGCAAGGAAATCCCGCCGTGGGTCACGGAAGAGGTTGTTCGCGAGGATAAGTTCGGAAAGCGCACAGACTACTCCTACGCGGCGCAGAAGCGCGCGATGGAAGAGATGCAGTGGGTCGAGGAATCTTCGGTCAACGATCCGAACGGGCCGCAATACAGGCCGTTGTCAGGCGAGCAGGCGCAGACGGAGCGCCGCCCGCTTGGCAATCCAGAGCAGCTCACGTTCGACTTCATCCCGCCGACGGAGTCCGTAGTGGAATCCGTGTCCGACGCAATGAACCTCGGCGGCGTTCGTGCGCGGAACGGGGAGTTCGCGACCGCGCCGGAGGACATCGGCCGCAGGGTGATGGGCTACAATGTCGGGACGCGCGCGCCGGACCTCACGCCGGTCGACGTAACGAACAGCCGGACGGGCAAGCCGGAGCGCGCGATTGCGTTCCCCGGCGACCGGCCGGAGGGCTACGTCCCGTCCCGCATCGGCTACGCCTACAAGCTCATGGAGCAATGGCCGGACGGCTCGCTGCACGCGCTCTTCGCGAACGTGGCCGACACCGTTCCGCAGAACGAGTGGATGTTCGCCGCCGGCTTCCCACTCACGGACCGCAACGTGAATGGCATGAAGCTGCGCCAGCGCTACGCCTGGCATCTCGGCTTCGGCCTGCCGACGGCCCCGCACCTGATGTCAAGCAAGGACTATGGGCGCGGCTACCCGACGGGCGCAGAGAACGGCAAGGGGCATCCGAAGGGAAGCCGGCGCGTCTGGGTGCGCGTCGCGTTCGACGCGAGCAACGACTGGAACGCCGCGATGGACCGCGTGAGCGGGCGCGAGGGCGGCGACCCATACGGGCTGATCCCATTCGGCGGCTACTATGGCTTCATCGAGGGGAACAAGAGCAACTGGATCCTGTCCAGCGCCGTGAAGTTCGACAAGGTCCTCTCGGAGGACGAGCGCCAGGAGATTCTCCGCGGCGCGGGCTTCGACGAGCGGGCCGCGTGGGAGCAGCGGCATGGTGGCAAGAAGCTCGGCGCAAAGAATCAGGCGTCCAAGCCGGCCGACAAGATCGCCGCCCTGCGGGAGCTGCGCGACCGGATCGCAAGGTCGGTCGTGGACAACCCGGAGCAGGCCGCGCCGGGTGCGCGCGCCCGCAACGATGCGGAGGCCATTGCCGCGTTCAACGCACTCCCGCCATACCCGGAAATCGAGGAGCACAGAGCCAATAGGCGCGCCGCCGAGACCAAGGAGGACCTGAATGCGGAATTCGACCGGTGGTACGCCGCTCTTGAAGTCAGGAATGCCGCGCTCGAGAAGTGGGTCGCCGCGGCTCCAGACTTCCTCGTATTTTCGGAGAAGGGCGTTGCGAAGCCGGATCCGAACGGCGGCGTCTACGGATCGCTCCTTGCATGGATCGTCTCCCCGGACAAGTGGTACGAGGGGAACCAGCATAGCCGGCCGTGGCGCGTCACGTCGGTCTTCCGAACCGGGCGCGTGTCGAAGGACGGATACGAGGAGCTCGTTCCGTCCGGTCATAGCTTCTACGACACGAAGAAGGACGCAGTTTTTTCGATCGGGCAAGTGATAAGCGGAACGGCGGAGTATGCTCCCGGAATCCGCGCGCGGAACGGGCAGGCCTACTACGGGGAGCTGTTCCCGGAAATGGGCGTGGACGCGGCGAACCGTCCGTTCGCGTTCACGCAGGCCGAAATCCTCGCACGCATGCGCGGGTTGATTCCTGGCTACGACTACAAGCCTGAGCACATCGAGGAGATCGAATACATCCGCAAGGGCATGGAGATCCTGGAGCGCGACCCGGACGCGGTGGACAACATCCGCCGCAAGACGGTCGGCGTAAACCGCCCCGCCCCGCTTTCGCCCGACGAGCAATACGTCCTCTACACGATGCAGTATTGCGCGGAGAAGGACTTGGAGACCGCCATCGGGATCCGCAGGAAGATCGAGCGCTCCGGAGCGGCGGTCCCAGGGCAGCTCGCGGCGGCGAAGGCGTTGGAGGAAGCCGCGGAGGCGGAGGCGCTCTCGCTCGCGCTCACGTCGCAGCGGGTCGGCTCGGCGCTCGGCCGCGCGCTCGCGTTCCGCCAGGTCGCCTACCGCTGGAACGGAATGCTCTCCTACGAAGGGCTCGTCCGTTCGTTCAACCGCTCGCTCCGGCGCACGGCCGAACGCTACGGCGGCATCGGAATCGCGGTCGATCCGAACGCGCTCAAGCTCACGGACGAGGACCGCGAGCAGATCCGCAGGATTTTCGAGGCGGTCGTGGCCGCGCAGCGCCAATACGAGCAGGCGAAGAACGCGGCGACCGCCGCGGACGCCCTCCGGCAGCTCATGGCGATCATGCGCTCCATGGACCGCTACATCCGCAACGCGAACCGCAAGCCGCTCGGGAAGCCGACCAAGCCAAAGAAGCTTCTTCCGGAAGCGGACCTCATGGCGCAGCTTTCGCGCCTCGCGGACGAAGAGTTCGGCCTTGAAGCCGCGTCCGGAAACCTCGATCCGCGCGACCGCACGGCTTGGGCGCGCGCGGCGAACATCGTGAAACTCGTCGGCAACTGGATTCTCTCCAACGACATCGCGCAGAACCGGCCGCTCCGCTCCGCGGAAAGCTTCCGGCAGGAGCTCTTCGACCGCTGCGACGCGATTCTCGGGCGCTACATCCAGCTTTCGGCCCGAGAATACGGGGAGATATTCTCCGACTACGGCATGGTTCGCGAGGCGAGCAAGAACGAGCTGTTCGTCAGGCGCACGAAGGTGAACCAGGCCCTGCGCCTGCTCTCGCAGATCGCGGCCGTCGAGCGCGGGGACGCCCCGCGGCGCACCGGGCAGCAGCGCGTCGAGGGGACGGACGAGCAGACGGACCTGGAGCGCCGGCTGCACGTCCTGCTCAAGGAACTGGACCCGGAGGCCGAGCGCGCCCTGCGTCGGGGAGGCGAGCCGTCGGACCGGTTCGTGAAGACGCCCCTGCAAATCTGGCGAGACGCTGCCGAGAAGGAAATCCGCATGCTCGAAACCGCAATCGCGACGGGCGTGGAACTGGAACGCAACCAGATTCCGCTTCAACTCGGCGAAGAGGAAATGTCCCTCAAGGAGCTGCTCGAACTCAAGCGCCAGCGGTATAGGGAAATGTTCGTCCTTCCGAAGACGGAGGAGGAGCAGGTCCAGGCGTATCTGCGGCAGCTCGTGAACCGCGAAAACGCGCTACTGGCGGAGCTGGACGCGGCGAGGCGCGGCGAGTTCAAGCACCGCGAGGACAAGAACGCGCGCGCCAAGCAGGACTCGCGCGTCCAGGCACTGCAACGCGAAATCGCAGCGATCCGAGAGGAAATCCAGGCGGAACGCGACCTGCAGGGAGACGCGCTCTCCACGCGCAACAAGCGGATCAAGGCGGTCCTCAACGGCATCCAGCGCAGCATGGCGAACGCCAACGCGTGGATCGAGAACCCGGAGCTCTACTTCGAGCAGCAGGAGCGCCGGCGCAAGTCGCAGGAGGACATCGAGAACGACCCGGCCGTCAAGGAGGCGCGCCGGGCGCAGCGCGAGATTCTGGAAAAGTGGGAAGCGGTGCGCGAAGAGCGCGCCTACAAGAAACTCAACGCGCTCGGAAAGGGCGTCGCGGCCGTCGGCGGACTCCGCGACGCGATCAAGGTGTTCCTCGCCTCGGGCGACATCTCGGGCGTCGGCGTCCAATGCGCGCTTGCGGTGCTGGACCTCGGGCCGGCCGAAGCTCTCAAGGCAATCCGCGTCGGCATCGGCGCGCTCGCCGGCGGCAAGAACGCCGTCTTCGGAAAACTCTCCGAAGGAAAGACGGCCGAAGAGTTCGCGCGGGAAAAGTTCGACGAGCTCGTCAAGAACAACACGTTCCTGCGGGAAGCGGTCGACGAATACGGGGTCCACATCTCGACCGTCGAGGCGAACGGGCGCTACGACAACTCGGAAGAAGGCTTCGCGCGCGGCTACGCGACGCGGCGCGCCGAAGAATGGATGCAGCGCAACCTCGGCGCCGTCGGGCGCGCGGCCAAGGGCTACGTGGACCGCTCCGACCGCGCGTTCGCGCTCCCGGCCGACATCCTCCGCCTCGCGCTCTGCAAGAAGCTCGCGGATGCGTCCGCGGAACTCAAGGGCGGCGCTCTCACGGCGGCCGAAAAGAAATACATCGGCCGCATCGTGAATGCCGCCACGGGGCGCGGCGACTTCTTCGGACACGCCGGATTCTCCGCGGCCCTCTCGCGCTTCTTCTGGGCGCCGGCGCGCTTCTCCGGCCAGCTCCAGATGCTCGCGCTCCCGTTCACCATGCTCGTGCACAAGGACGTGAGCGGGCGCGTGAAAGCCGCGATTGCCCGCAAGTTCCTGGTCCGAACCATGGCCAACTACGGAATCGCCGTGATGATCGCCTACCTTCTCAAGCAGGCGTTCGGGGACGACGACGACGACGGACCGCTGATGGAGACGGATCCGCGCAGCGCCAAGTTCGGGCGCATCAACCTCGGCGGGCGCATGTTCTCGCTCACGGGCGGACTGGAAAGCTACATCACACTTGGCGCGCGCGTTCTCTCTGGAGAGACTAAGACCAAGAACGGCGACATCATGAAAGTCGGACAGGGCGGAGATTCCCGCTTCGGCCTCGTCTGGCGGATGTTCGAGAACAAGATGACGCCGGACGTGAACATTCTCCGCCAGATGATCAACAAGAAGAAGACGACTGGCGAACGGATCGAAGGCTTCTTCGGCAAGAACGGATACCTTTCCGTCATTGCCGGAAACTCGATCTTCCCGCTGACCGTCTCCGACATGGTGGACGTGCTCAAAGACGACAAGCCCGGACTCGCGGAAAAGGCGTTCCTCGCCGGAATCACGGTTCTTGGCTACAACTCGACGGACTTCGGCTACAACGACTACGACGCGCACGCGCATCGGTTCGACCGGGCGCACCGCGCGCTCCGCGACGCCAAGACGCCGGCCGAACGGAGGCGCGTCATGGAAAGCGAACTTGGCCCCTACGCCGCGCAGGACGCGCGCGGGGAAGCGCTCCGGCACGAGCGCCGGCAGATCGACGTTGCGCTGCGGACCGAACGCGACCCGAACCGGCGCGCGGCGCTGCTGGCCCGCCGCGACCGCAACGAAATCCGCTTCCTCGCGCTCTGGCGCGAAGGCCTGCGCGAAGAAGCGGAATCGTGGACGCCCGACATGGACGAGGCGCTCAAGCGGGCAGGGGCCGAAATTCGCCGGATGCCGGAAGAAGAGCGGGAGTCGCGACCGCTGAACTACTGGTAGCGACGGGGCGAATGGCGAAGTAGGCCTCGCCCTGCAGCCGCGTCGCGAGTCCCATGTAGTGGTTCACGCGCATGGACGCGGACGTCCCGACGAGAATTTCCGTCTTTCGCGGATCGCCGTAGGCGGCGACGTGCATTGTGACGAACGTGTGCCGGCCGCAGTTCTTCGTGAGCGGGACGCGCCCTCGGACGCCGTATTTGAGATGGTCGGCGAAATCGTCCGGCTTCGCGATGGACTGGAACACGCGCTCGTCGGGCTTGACTGCGCGCGGCAGCGGATAGGCGCGCAGCCACGCCTTGGCCGCGTCCGTGAGCGGAACCATGCGCGGGCGGACGCCGTGCTGGTATCCCTTTGGTTTTGCGACGCGCACCCACCCCTCGTCGAGATTCACGTCCTTACCCGTGAGCCGGTGGATCTCCGCCCCGCGCATCCCTGCAAAAAAGTTGAGGGCGAGCCACCAGACGATCTCCTCGTGGCATGCCCAGCGCGTCCGCTCCTCCTCGACGATGCGGAAAAGGGATGACGCGTCCTCCGGCGTCATGAACTTGGGCTCCTCGTAGGGCTCCGGGCGCTTCTCGATCGTCGCCGTCGGATTCTCGCGGCAGTAGCGGCGGACGGGTTTCCGGCACCACTCGAAAAACGATCGCAGGTAGGTGAGGTTGCCGTTGAAGGTCTTGGGGGCGAGAGAACCGAACTCCGACTTCATCATCTCGGCGACCTCGCGCGGCGTGATGTCGCAGACGGCGCGATTCGCGTCGAGGGCGAGGACGGACCGGCCGACGCGTGCGCGAATGCTGTCCACGTGGGCGCTCTGGAGCTCGGGGAACGACGAGACGTATTCGTCGTAGGCGTCCTTGAGCGAGATTCGCATGACGCCTTGGTTGTCTCGTATGAACTGGCGCGCGACTTCGAGGACGGTGAGTCCGGCGAACCCGGCGGAGTCGAGTGCGTCTCGCGCCTCGCGGTAGTCCAGCGCCTCCCGCGGCCGCAGGACGGGAGCCGCGGAACCGTTTGAAAGAACGGCCGGATTGCCAGTGCGCATGGACTTGTAGAACTTGTCCACGTCGCGTTCGATGTCGGCGCGGTTGGCGCGCGTGAACTGGACCTTCGCGCCGGTGATTGGATTGGTTCCGCAGTAGACAAACCAGGCCGGATAGCGGCGTTCGGGAGAAACTCCTGGCTTGGCTTTCTGCGTGACGACGATCTGCTTGATCGCGTCCAGCGCCTCGCGTTCTGACTTGAGCATGGGTTTGTTTCCTTCCCTCTCGGAGGGCATTTGCTAGCACAAACTCGGCACGAAATCAGGAGCTTTGTTTGAAAACATTGATGTTTTCAAGGGAAAACTGGTGGCGAGGGAGGGACTCGAACCGAATGATTCTCGTATCGGTCGCCATGATATAAGTGCCGGGAAACTAGCGTGTTGTTTTAGTTTCGTGGGTTGGCCGCGGCGGGCAAAACGGAAGATGTTTCCATCTTGTTTCCGTGCGGTGCGTGAAAAGCTAGCACGAACGGGCTTTCAAGTCAAGCATAAAAAAACTCCCCCTCCACCCGGAGGGGGAGCGCCGCCCGTGTCACACTTCCGGGCGGCTTGGGATCAGTCTTATCGTGATGGTTGTCTTCATTTGTTGTTCCCTTTCTTTGTTTTCTTCGTTTCCTTGAGTTTGGCGGATTTCAACGCCTCTTCATAGGCTTTCTGCGTCTCTTCACAACGCATTCTTCGTTGCGCAATCCCTGCGGCGATGGCGCCACATTGCGCCGACACAATGACTGGTATATTCATTGCCGTCCTACTTTCTTGTGTCAGTCGTTTCCGAGCTTCCAGATGTTGACGTGAATCTCCGGGAGAGGAGCGCCTGCAAGCGCGAGAGGCGCGAGCATCGACCCGAGCCTCTTGCCGAGGTCTTCAGCTTCGTTCTTGCGCG